CTCCATGTAGTCCTGAAGATGTCGGTATTCGCGCCACGAGAAGTCCTGGAGCAGTTCGCCGGGGGCGAGCCAATGCTTCTTCAGGAAAGGCGGACGGAGCTGGAGGCGCGGCTCCCACAGCAGTTGCTTGTAGGGGAAAAGGAGCAAGGGTGCGGCCTTCGGGTCATCAATCCATGCGAGATGCTGCTCGATGAACGACTGCACCTGCCAGATGTAGATGGGGAAAGAAGAAGCCCCTCCGCCACCATGCCCACGAAAGGAAAGGAGCCTACCCTGACGGGCACGCCGCACGAGGAAGGCGCGGTGCTGGTATTCGGGGTCGTCGTCCACGGGGTCGGACACTTCGCCTGTCACCTCCAGGCCGGTGAGCAGGAAGAACAGTTCGGTCTTCACCGACAGCCAGTCGAATGGGTGATAGCGGTCCTGTTGCTGCGTGTGGCGCAGGATGGTGGCGGCTATCAGCTCCAGTTGCTCGGTGGTGCATTGGTTCCACGAGCGGGGCAGTGTGAGGTCGATATGGGTGGGTTGTTCGGTTATCATTATTTTATAGTAATGGTGGGGTGACGAGTAGAGCGGCTGATGAGGACGATAACGAGGAGGACATGGCGGTGTCCTGACCGTCGTTGTGACAGCAGCATGGGCGGGTGGAGGAGGTTCCCGCCGTTTCTCCGGCGGACACGGTGGCTGGGGCGACGAAATAGGGACTGGAGGTGTAGGGGGCCTCGGCTTCGAGGCACGCTTGAAGAATATCTTCTTCTATCTGTTCTCGCTCGTCGGGCGATAGCAGGGCGGCAGCAGTGGCAGGCAAACCACGGAGCTCGTCGAGCGCCTTTAATACCTCTTCTTGGTGCTGCTGACAGTATTCACGCAACGACGATAGCAGGCGCACGGCTTCGTCGCGGGCGGCAATGCGGCGTTCCTTGTCTATCTTCATCACCACGGTGCGGGCTTCGAGCATGGTGGCCACAACCTTGCGCAGCTTGTGGAGCAGGCGGCGCAGCATCGGGGGGATGTCGGCATCGTCGGCCAGCGTCACTGGCTTGGCGGTGGTGGCGGCAGTGGCGTCGCGCTTGGTACCAGAGGCTATCTGTAGAGAAACGAGTAGTTCGGTCATGTCCTCGCCGATGACGGGCGCCACCTGTTCTTCTTGAATAAAGTGCAGGTCTGGCAGCATCTGAATGAAGCGCTCACGGTTCTCGTAGATGTTCAGATATTCTTGTAGCACACGGGCCGAGGGGATGAGCAACTGCGCCACAAGGTAAAAATAGCGCGACGACCGCCACGACTTCACGATTTCCACAAGTTCGGCATCATCCTCAGTAGCATCCTCGTTGGCAGGGCAGTCCTGCGTCCATTGCTCCAGCTGCTCCAGCAGAATGTTCAGCGCCTTGCGGGCTTCACGCTGATAGGCGGTCTTGGCGTTGACAATAGCCTTGTCGCTGGCCTGCTGGTAGTCATCGGCAGTAGAGAAATTGACGCCGGCATTGTTGAGCGATACAGCCTGCACGTCGATGGCCGATGCCAGGGCGTCGAAGGCCACACAGCGCTGCGCGAGGTACAGCAGTTGCAGGTAGTATTGTCCGTCGGTCTGACCGCTGCGGATGCGTTCTACATAGTCCTTGACGGCGTCGCCCTTGGTTATTTGGCGGTAGTGCTCACAGAGCTTGTCGTAAAGCGGCTGGCCGAGCGGCTGTCGGAGGAAGTCGTGCTCGGAGTTGGTGATAAAGCCTGCGAGGGCTTCCACGTGGTCGATGGCGTGACTGGGGATAGCGAGACGGAGCTCTTCTTCGGTGGTTATCAGCATGATGATTTCGTTGTTACGTTATTACGATATTTCGACATTCCCTGCTGGGACGCAAGAAATTCTTCATTCTTCATTTACCGCGAGGTATCTTCGGCGGTGGTGACGCCGGTCTTGCTGTTGTCGAGAGTAGTGAGGACTTCGCGCTGGATTTCCCAGGTGAGGTGAGTGTCCCACTGGTTGCGGGTGCCGAAGATGTCCATCACGGAGAGTACGAGGCGCTGGAGGGTGGACATCTGCACTTGCTTCAGAAGATAGCGCTCGCGCAGGTCGGTGCCGCCGGAGGATGATACGTCGCCGGGGGTGTTACCGATAAGGCGGCTGTCGGCACCCCAGGCGAAGAGGATGATGCTGGAGATTTCGGCCAGTTCCTTCTGGTTGGCTTCGGCGGTCTGCTTCGAGGATTCCTGGATTTCGACGATTTCCCACGACTTGTATTCCTTGCCGTCGGCACCGGTAAAGGTGTAGGCGAGCATGGGCTTACCGCTGTTGTCGCGGTTCTGCAGGAAACGGTTGATGGGGGCGATGATCTGTTCGTTGAAGAACTTCATCTTCTCCTGCTCGTCGGTGATTTGGCGTTGCATATACATGCGCTGCACATACTCGTCGTTCAGATAGAGGATGCGGCCTATCACGTTGGCATTGTCGCGGCGCTTTTTGCGGTCGCTCACGAGCAGCGAGGCGTAGGTATAGACATCGCCGGAGAAGACGGAGTACCAGGCAGGGACGGGGTAGTAAGGGTGGCCGTACTGGTTGTAGCAGACGGGGCAGGAGAAGTGGGTGGGGCGGCGGTTGCGGTGGACGTTGGCCTGGCGGGTTTCGCGGGCGATGCGCTCCAGGTCGGCGGCTGCGCTTTGGGAAGAGAGGGCGCGGACGGCATCAATCTTGCCGTTTGTGCCGTCGGGGATGGCTGTGGGGTCGTCGAGCCAGAGGTTTGAGACGTAGGTGTAGTCGATTTTGTTCTCCTTGTTCATCTGCCCGAGACGGGCGGTCTTGGCATTGCGCCAGCGGAGGGCGACAGCCTTGGGGTTCCACTTGTAGGTCTTTACCTCTTGGTTGGTGTCAGGGTCGATATAGGTCTGCTGGAGCTCGATTTCGGGGAAGCAGATGTTGTAGAGCAGCATGTCGGCGTAGAGCTGCTGGAAGGTCTGCAGGAGATTGTTGTTCTGGAGGAAGGTCTTCAGCTCGGCGTTGGTGCGCTCCCAGGTGGCGAGGTCGGATTCTATCTCGGCGAGGCGGTCGAGGAGGGCTTGGCGGTAGTCGCTGACGGGCTCTTCGGCGGGAGAACCGCCGAGCACACGGTCGTTGGTGGTGACGGTGCCTGACGATGGCTGATGGCTGATGGCTGATGGCTGACCGCCGCCGGCTTCGCGTTCCTGGCGATCGAGGTCGTTGAGCTGACGGAGGATGTCGATTTTCCAGCCTTTCAGGAGGGTGCCTGCGGAGTCGTAGCTGATGGTCTTGTGGGAGAGATTGCCGCCAACGAACTGGGTGTAGCTATACATCGGCTTGGGACCCATGCCCGTGGCGAGGTCGATATTGAACTTCAGGGCGGCGGCGGTGTAGGGGGAGAGGGAACAGAGCAGCGAGACGACGTTGGGGAGGCGGTTGCCTGCGCCCCAGGTGATGTACTTGCCCTCGTGGCCGTTGGCGGTCTTTACCGGCTGGGCATAGCCGCTGCTGACGTGGAGCAGGGGGAGGTCGGTCTTGCCCTGCTGTCCGCAGTCGCCCTCGCAGGCGAGCTTGGAGGAGATATAGGCGGCGTAGTCGGGATGGAAGCCGCTGCCGCCTGTGCCGCCGCCGAGGGCACCGGGCACTTCGTAGTAGCCAGACTGACGCAGGCGCTCGGCCTCCTGACGGAACTCTGAGAGGGAGGTGACGGTGGTGATGTTGCCCTGGTGGCCAGCAGGAGATGCTGCTGGCACGGGGGCGGCTGATGCCGACGGGGCGGCGGACGAGGGGCGATGGTATTTTCTCTTTGCCATAGTTGTTTGCGTTTTTTTCTAAGGCAAAGATAAAGGAAAGGGAGAAATGGGTTGGTACTAAGGATGGAGAGGGGACGGTGGTAGGGGGGGGGGGCGGGCTTCGCCCTTGAAATTGGGTTAAAAATTAAGGTTAAAAATTGGGTTAAAAATTCTTTGTATGATTGTGTTGAGTCGGCTACGCCGAGAAATTATATAAAAATTAAGTCCAAAAATTATATAAAAATTACTTTTAATTTCAGGCCGATAGGCCACTCAAAAAAAGGAGTCGCTGACGCGAGAAATTAAAAGAAAATTGGTAAGAAAATTAAAAAAAAGAAATTTCTGGCCGATAGGCCCTTTAATTTTTGAATAGAATTTTTGTTTAATTTTTGGCCGTAGGCCACTCAAAAAAAAGGCGGGCGGCGGGGACTTATGCCCCTCCCGGCGTCATCAGATAGCTGGTGCGGAAGCGGTAGAACTTCACGCCGAGGTAGAGCGAGTCGAAGGCGTCGGTGATGTCGGTGCGCTGCTGCAGGGGCACGCCGCCGTCGGTGTCGGCGAGCTTCTCGCCGGATTTGTTTTTGGAGATGGTCTTCGACTGGCCGCTGTAGCGCTCACGGATTTCGGTCATCTGCATGGCGATGATCAGCTCCTCGTTGCGGAGCATGTTGATACGGATGCCGGGCGAGGTGAAGCCACCGAGGGCCTCGTTGATAATCTTGTACTTCTCGTGATGCCGCATCGGGGCACCCATGTCGATGCCCACCACGTCCCAGCCGTAGTGCTTCAGTTGGGCGATGATGGTGTTGCGGAAGTCCTCGCTGCCCTCGATGGCGTAGCCACGGAATTTGGCCGTCGCGTCGTAGTAGTAATACACGGTGCGCTGCTTGGCCCGGTGGGGGGCATAGTAGCGGTTCCAGTCCTCGACGAGGGCGTGAATTTTACGGTCGTAGAGGGCGTACATCGAGGAGAGCACGTTCAGCTGCTCCACGCCGTCGCGCTTGTAGCACTGGCCCGTGACCATCGTGGTGATGTTCGCGTTGTAGTCGAAGGCGATGTGCAGGGGCAGCACGTCGATGCAGTCGGCATCCTGTCGGCAGTCGTCGATGCGGGCCAGTCGGTCGTAGTCGGGCGTCTCGTATTCCTCTGAGTACATCGTGCCGGCCTTCACGTATTTCGACGTGGCCACCTTGCGGGTGTTGTCGATGATGCTCGCGTCCTCGGGGATATAGCCGTGGACGTTCTCGATGTCGAGGTTCGTATAAAAACCATCGTTGGCCTTGCCGCGCTTCATGTTCAGGATAGATGTAGAGAAGACATTCGGCGACAGGTCGCGGTACATCTGTGCGATATACTCGAAGCCCACGATGTCTGCATTGTCGAGCGTGCTGGCCCGCCAGAAGTAGAAGGCGTTGGCTCGCAGGGCCTCGATGCGCTTCAGGTAGGAGCGGCCCAGTTGGAGCGTCAGCAGTTCGTCGTGCTCGGCGCGGGTGATGAGATACTTATGGTCGAAGAGCAGTTCGGCGGTGTCCTGGTCGATGAGCTTATAGCTGACGAGCATCTGGCAGACGCCCTCGGTGATGTTCTTATACTGCCGGGGCAGAATCTTGTACGGCCCCTCGTGCGCCGTGACGGCCTTGGCCAGCGCCTCAATCTCGGCCTTACGCTCGGGCGATACCTCGCGGATGCTGTGGCCCTCCTTCTTGGCGTAGTAGAGCAGGTCGTTCCACTTGATAGTGGAGCGGGCGAACTGCTCCAGCTCCTGCTGAATCTCGCCGTAGGTCATCGCCGTGAACGGGCCTACCAGCGGGTGCTCCTTCAGCTTCTCCTCCTCCTGCTCCAGCCAGGCGGTGCTCTGCGTGAGTGCCGCGTCCGAGACGAAGCACGTGCCGCGATAGTAGGGGTTGGCGCTTGAGAAGAGCGGGTCGTTGTAGGGGTGCGTCTCGCCCGAGTTGGCGGGCACCACCTCGGAGTACATCTTCTGCTTCTTGGTGAAGCGGCACTCGTCCCACGACACATGGCTGAACGTGTAGCTATTGCCCGAGCCCACCTGGGCAGCCGACAGCAGCTGCATGATATGTCCGTTGGCAAACCAGATGGAGTCGGCCTTCTTGTCGGGGTCGTTGATGGGCTTGGGCACCCATTTCGGGGGGGTGCCGCCGCCGAAGTGCGTGCCCTCGGTCAGTCCGTAGAAGCGGCACATGGCGGTCTTGGCCGACGGCCACGTCTTCATCATCGTCTGCGCCCTCGACACGCCGCCGAAGCCGCTCTTTCCACGCGGCAGGTTGCGCACCACCTGGAACTGGCGGTCGCCCAGCCGCTCCGACTTACCCGTGCGTCGGCCAGCCACACCGCGCTCGTCGTGAGCACCGATGTGGTGGGCCATCCGCTGCGGTCGGTTCATGTAGATGTTTACTGTGTCTGCCATTTTTTAAGTGAAGAGTGAAGAATGAAGAATGAAGAATTGGCTACCGCCTATTTGCCCGGCTCCTCGTCTATCTGCATGAACTTCTCACGGTTTTTGTGATATACGACAAGCCATCCAATGTTGTCGAGTCCACAGGTCAGCCCGAAGGTGAACATGGCAAACTGCAACGACGGCATATAGAGCAGCGCACAGACGTAGCCGACTATGCAGTAGATACCGCAAACGACATCGTTGTTGTTGTCGTACACCTCACGCTCATGCTCATTCCATAGTTTCGGGCGGAATGTCATCAAACATTTGCCGATAAACTCCGACACCAGCGTACCATAGAGCAGGCACGCGATGGCCAGCACCCACACGTTGTACTCCACAAAGCAGAGCCACATGCCGACTGCAAAGCCCGCTGCCGACTCAACGATGCAGAGCACCGTGAACCAGCGGATAGCCTTGCGTCGCACCCATCCTTTCCATATCATGCCTACCACGAGTCCCACAACCGAGTAGGTGAGCGACTGGAAGGCCAGCCACTCGGCGGGCAGTTCTGAAATCCACGCCTTTGTGATGGCTGGCTCGACGTAGGTGTAGAGCAGACCTGTCACAAAGAGGGTCGAAAGAGTCCACCTCTGATTGTGGTCGGGATGAATATTGAAGAAGCCGAGTATTCGCTTGAAAAGTCTTAGCATATTCTCACCCCCTTCCATTTCTCCAGCCATGCGGCATAGATGTTCAAGTTGTGTTGCAGCTTCACCGTGCCGTCACGGAAATAGGCTATTATCTCGTCAATCATTGCTTCGTCCTGCTGCGTCCATTCGTCCACCTTCATGCGGCTGAACGTAGCCTGCAGTTCGCGGAAGCACTCATGGTAAGCCTGCCGTTTCAGGTCGATAGCCTGTTTCTCGTATTTGAACTTGTGCTCCTCCATGTAGTCCATCTTGTCGTAGCACTCGTCTTCGCGGCGGTCTATCTTGTCGAGCACCGCCTGTAGTTGTTCTCTTTCTGCTTGTGTCATAATTCGTTCAATTCGTAAAATTTGTAGTCGTAATCCGTTTCTAATATTTCTCCGTGACGAAGATGGTGGGTTCCTGTGTGACGATGCTCATGGTCATCTGGAAGCCGGCCATCTTGAGGTCTTCGATGTAGAGCTTGAGGGGGTCGCCGAGTCCGCAGACGTAGGCTTTGAGGGTTTCGCGGAGCCGTGCGTCGGTGAAGGCCACGGCTCCGGGGGTGAACTCGTCGGCGGGGCGGTAGGCGGCGACGAAAGCCTGTACCTTCGACTCTATCACGAAGTCGCGCAGGGAGACCTTCTCCACCTCCGGCTGGGGGTCGATGTCGGCTACGTCGGGCTCGTCCTGCCAGTCGTAGTCGTCGAGGGGGCGTTTATGTTTCTTCTTTGCCATTGGGTCTTTGGTTTTTGAGTTCGCTTGCGCGAAGAAATTAAAAGAAAATTTATAAGAAAATTGAAAGACGCTTCGCGTCAGAAATTGGAAGTATGCTCATTTGTTTTCCTTTATATTTCAGGCTCGCAGAGCCTTTTAATTTTTTTACTAATTTTCTTTTAATTTCTCGGCGAAGCCGATTCCATAAGTTCAATACGGGTTCTGCTCCTGCTCCCCTCCGGCCATGCGGCGCTTCTCCTCGTCCACGGCGCGGTCGAGGTCCTGCTTCATCTGGCGCAGGCGGTCGAAGGTGGCCTTGGGTGTGCGGGGGCAGCCCTGGTGCCAGGCGCGGATGTTCGGCACGGTCATGTTGAACTCATGCGCATCGAGGCAGTAGTCGAGCCACTCGCGGGCCTCCTGCTCCGGGACGTTCTCGCGGACGATGTAGATGATCTCGTCCATCCCGAGCGGCATGTCGTCGCCGTAAATCCACGTGCCGCCCACCTCGTCGGCCACCCAGTAGCCGTAGCGGGCGTCGAGGTCCCACTGGTTGCACAGCTCCGCGAGCCATGCGTTGCAGGCGCGGTCGTACTGCTCCTGCAGGTGGCGCACCACGGCCCGCTGCTCCTGCTTTTTCTTTTCTGCTTCTTTCATATCGTCTAACAGGTCTTCGTATTCTATTGTCATAATCCGTTGTTAAATTATCAGCCCCTTCCCCAACCCCTGCCCCGTAGGGAGGGGAGTGCTATGCGGCTTACTTTTTTTGACTTGAAGTGAGGCAGGGATGGTGCCGCCGATAGCTGCTTCCCTCCCTTGTAGGCGAGGGGTCGGGGGAGAGGCTTTCACTTTACGGCTCCATCTCACCGCCGCCCTGCTGGTCGTCGCCACCTTGGTCGGTAGAGCCGCCGCCCTCGTCAGGGTTCACGTCGGTCTCCACGTCCTGCGTGGTGGTCTTCACCTTGGTGGCCGTCTTGGCCAGCGAGAACTGCTTCGAGGTCTTGATGCCCACGATGGCCGCGAGCACCCAGTTCAGGCGGTCGGGCGTGAGGTCGGCTTCCTCGGCCTTGGTGCGCTCGCCGTTGGTCAGGCGCTGGATGTCGAGGTCGCTGATGCTGCCCGTCACCTTGGGCTGTATGGTGACGAGCCGCTGGCCCTTCTCGTCGGCGAGGGTTACGCGGTTCGACTCGCAGCACTCCTCCATCACGATGTCGGCGATGGCGGCGATGACTGCCTGACACTCATAGCTCTTGAAGCCCGTGCGTGCTGCGATGCGCTGCGCCAACTCGACGTTGGTGATTTCCTGGTCAATCACTGCCTCGGCAAACCACGAGGCTGAGCCTTGCTGGCCCTGTTTGGGCACGAAGTGGCGTGCCCGCCATTTTGTCTTTGCCATAATGCAAAAAATTTAAGTTAGACATAATTGTTACTTTATCTCGTCGGGCCTCCCGTAGGGGCCTTCTGATTCTTGGTCTATCAAGAGCGGTGCTCTTGGTCTATCAAGAGCCGGCTCTTGGTCTATCAACTCTGCCGCGCCCGCTCTATCAACGACACCTGCAAAGGTAAGCATTCCGGCTGACGGAAATGGGACAGCACGGGGCGGTCAGCCGTCGGCGAAGTCCAGCTGCGGTTGCTGTCGCTCCAGCCGGATGCGCCGCTGAGCAATGTCGAAATACTCCTTGTTCAGCTCGAAGCCGAGGAAGTGCCGATGCTCCTTCAGACAGGCGATGGCCGTCGTGCCGCTGCCCATGCAGGAGTCGAGAACGAGGTTATCGGTGTCGGTGTAAGTGCGTATGAGGTAGCGCAGCAGGTCAACGGGCTTTTGGGTTGGGTGAACTGCTGTTCCACCATTGTGGACGTTGGAGAACTCCAATACCGATTTCGGATAGAAATTGCCGCCATTGCCTTGGTGTATGTACCCCTCTCGCTCAACATATCCGTTATGCACTCCCCGCTTTCTGCTCTCATTCAGATGTTGAACTTTTGCGCCCGTAAACTCGCCGTCGTGTCGCCATTGCGGATTGAATGTAGGCAGCGAGCGATAGAATACGCAGATATCTTCAGTCCAATTCATAAACTGCTTTTTTGCGTTCATTACATTGGTCGGTCTTGTTTTTACCCAAGTCAGCTTTTGACGGAACTCTTTTAGGTTTGACATGATTAAGAACGAAGTAAACGGCTCGACCGCAAAAAGGACTATAGCCGCATTTGGCTTACATATACGATGATATTGTTCCCACAGCGGCTCAAACGGGATTACTACATCCCACTTGCAAACCGTCGTGCCAAACGGCGGATCCGTAATGATGCAGTCCACCGATGCGTCGGGTATGCGCTTCATGCCCTCCAGGCAGTCCTCGTTGTAGATTTGGTCTAACTCTATCATAATTCGTTTCGTTTCGTTCTCTGTTTTTATTGTTCATTCATACTCCACGAAGAGCATCTGCTGGCAGTCGCCAGCCATGAGTGTGCCCGAAACTGCCCCCCCTCCTTGACCCGTGCGCGGCGCAGTTCGCTGGTGGGGTAGGCGGCATCGAACACGCCAGGCGAGCGGCACTCGATATAGCCCTGCACCGTGGCCTGTCGCACGCGCAGCACCCCTCGCTCGGCCAGCGCGAGGAAGGGGCGCTCGGTGGTGGGATAGTGTCTAACCTTGGTCATTGTTGTGCGGTAGCAAATTGGCTTTCGCCCATTTTGCTGCTCGGCTCGGCAAAGCTCATGCGAGCATGGCTCTGCTCTCGCCGATTGCAAAATTCTTCATTCTTCATTCTTCATTCTTCATTTCTAAGAGAATGGGTCGTAGGTGTCCGGCTCGTCGGTGGGCTTGCCGTCGGGCGCGAGGGTCTGCTCGTCGCTGTCGGTCTCGTCGTCGTCCTCGTCCGTGTCGTTGGCGGGCACCATGATGCCGTTCTCGTTCTCGATAAACTCCTGAACGTCCTCCACGCGGGCACCGATTTTCTTGGCGAAGGCGGCCATCTCCTCGGGCGTGTAGTTCTCCTTGCGCTTGATGATCGACACGTCGTTGGTCACGTTGCGCTCCACGCCCGGACGGAGAGCGTCGGCGGGGTTGTCGTTGTCCTTCCAGTCGTTGTTCATCTTCTCCAGGTTGCGCTGCGCCTCGCGTATGGCGCTGACGTTGCCCGTCTGCTGCCCGAAGTGCGAGAGCCAGCGGGTGTTCGTCTGGTAGAGCACCTTGTCGAGGTGCTGCTGCGACACGTTCAGCCGGCCTACGAGCTGGTTCACGCAGTAGATGTCGTTGGCAATCTCGTTCTCCTTGCGCGGCGGGATGTTGCCGTCCTTGTCGCGGCGGATGCCCACGGCCTCGCACACCTCGCGGCTCTCCTCGTCGCCCATGTCGGCCTTGGCCAGGAGGAGCGAGTAGTTGCGCATGGCGATGCGCCGCACGATGTCGCGGACGGGCGTGGTGGGGTTTTCCATGAATTTGTGGTAGCAGTCGAGCACCAGCAGCGCCCTGAACCGCTGCGCCGGCGAGAAGTGTACCTGCTCCAGCGCCAGCCCGCCGTAGGCCCAGCGCGTCACCTTGTCGATGAAGTTTTGTGAGGGTTGTGACATTTCGCTTCGCTAAATGATAAATGATAAATGATAAATGAGCCGTCAGTGCGTCACCACGCGGAAGCCGTCAATCTCGATGATGAGATAGTCGCGCAGGATGCGTATCTGATTGGAGTTAATGAATTTCACCTTGCGCTGATGGCGGCGCAGGTCCACCTTGAGCGTGATGACCTCGCCCTGCTCCAGTACGCCACGGCCAGTGACGTACTTCACGAAGTAGGGCACCTGCTGCTTCTCCTTGGCATCGGCAGGCGGATTGAAGCCCGTGACGCGAGCCCCCGTCTTGGGGTCGCGCCACGAAAACTTCTCCGTCAGGTTGCGGACGGCCTGAAAACTGATGGTGGGCTGAGTTCGGGGCATGGTTGCGCTAAAGCTAAATGAGAAATGATAAATGAGAAATGATAAATGGCTGCGCCGTTATTTGTCGCCGTCTTTGTGGTCAGCGGTTTGTCCGCTGACTTCTGCGGCCTTTGCAGCCTTCTCCTCCTCCGAAGCCTTCTTGTATTCTTCTTCGATGGCGGTGACGAGCGGCTTGTAGGTCTTGGCCATGTCCTTGCCAAGCAGCTCCACAAGGCGCTTGTATTTCTCGCGGGCGGTCTTCACGCGCTGCTCGCTGGCCGCCTTGTCCTTGCGCCGGAGATACCTCAGTATTCCGTCCACCTCTTCCTTCTTCTCCTTCTCGGCTTTCACCTTGGCGGCATATTCGGGGCTCTCCTGCTCGATGATGGTGCGGCAGCGCAGGTCGAACTCGGGAGACTGTACCTTCTTGTAGTAGGGCTTCAGGTCGTCGGCGATGCGGGTGAGGTCGCTGATGCGGTGCTTCTTCTGGAACTGCTCGCGGAACGGCTCGTCGTTCTTCAGGCGGAAGAAGATGGTGGCCAGCTCGGTATCTACCTCGTCGTAAATCTGCTCATACGCCTCGGTCTTCTTTGCGGCCTCCTGAGCGTAGGGCTCCACGGCCTCCGGCTGCTCGCCGTGCTCGGCCATGTCCTTGGCACGGGTGGCGGCATCGGCGGCCTCCATGCGCAGCGTCTGCACCATATCGACGCGCTGCTGCAGGTCGGGCGAGAGAAGGATGCGCAGCTGATTCAGGTGGTAGCGCGTCTCGCCAAGGTCGGCAATGGTGGGGGCGGCACTCCCTGCGGCAGAACCGCCGGGCACAGTGGCGGCGGGCTGTCCCGTAGGCTGCTGTACTACAGCAGCAGACTGGACGGCGGCAGCCGCTCCCCTCCCATCAAGGGGAGGGGCAGGGGTGGGGTCAGTATTCCCAAACAGCGACGGGTTCTGCGCTGCCTCGCGCTGCTGGCGCATCTGTCGGTCGATGGCCAGCTCGGCATTGTTCTTCTCGCGCAGCGTCTGGTTGGTGACTACCTCCACGCCTAAGAGCCGGGCCACGGCCTGCTGGCGGCGGCTCTCCACGTCGTCGGTGGCTGCGGTGACGGTCTTGGCAAAGGCTTCCTCGCGCGTCGGACGGCCACGGCGGCGGTACTGCTGCTGCAAGGCCGGCACAAAGGCATACGACTTGCCGTCGGCAGCCGTCACGGCCACGCCACGCGACACCTCGCCCTTCACCTTATCTATATATATGCGCATACGGCGAACCCGCGCCTTGTAGTCGCCATAGCGCAGTGCCTTCGTCACGAAGTCACGCGCAAAGGGGAACGCCCCTATCAGCGCCAGTCCCGTCTCCATGTCGCGGCGGTCGTCGGGGCTCCATGCCCCATCAATCTGCTCCAGCCGGGGCAACTTCTCCTGCACAAACACGGTGAGGTCGGCCACAAAGCGCAGCTGCTCCTCACTACTCATCGTCTTGTAGTCCTTGATGTTCGTCATAACTGTGGTTTTTATTCGTTTCTTGTGCCAAAATTAACATTTTTGCCCAAAACCGTAGGCACAGGAAAAGGCGGCTCCCCGCGAGAGAAGCCGCCCAAACTAAACGAATCTGAAACGAATTACGAATTGGTGAAGTAGTGTGTGTTAGACTGCCTCGGCCAAATAGTCGTCGAGTGTCTTGCCCTCGGTCAACTCCACGTAGTACATGGGGTAGATGACGGGCTTCAGCTTGTACTCCAGCGTGATCTGACGGTCGCTGTCGGCTGCGTCGCCAGTGTCGCCTGCAATACCGCCGCTGTCGGCCTTGACCTTGCGGATGGGGTCATAGACGATGAGAAGTTTGCCATCATTGTCCTGGAAAATGATGAACAGGTCGAGGTTGTTCATAGCACGGAGAACACGAGCCGTGCGCTGGTTGACTGCTTCGAGGATGAGCGTGCCGGTAATCTCGTAACCCTTGCGACGGTTGAGCGACGAGAAAGCATACTTCTGCGACTCTTCTTTGCAGTCAAAGCGGTAGAGACCCTTGCCGTTCTTGAACGAGCCGCCGGTGCGCTCGGCACCCGTGCCTGTCCCGAAGTCCAGCTTATAGACATTATCCTCTTCGGTGTCTTCGCTGATGGAGAGAGGGCCGTTCAGGTCGGCCTTGTTGCCAATATAGACCACCGAGCCAAGGCCAGCCAGGTTCTCCATGCACTCTTCGCTCGACAGGATATTCCCCAAGGTGGGGCAAATTACAGTGTCTGCCATAATCTTATTCTTTTTAGTGTTTGTGTTGCGGTTGTTTGTAAGGGAAAAGGGCGGGAGGTTATCGACCTTGCGTCGGCCTCCCTTACCCTTCCGTTTCCTGAGAGACTAAGCGTTCTCCCTGAAGATAGCCGTGATGCTCATCGGGTCGCCGGTGGCTACGACGTTCAGCGGGTTCTCGGTCGAGCCGGTGCTCCACTTCACGAAGGTGGTGCCCTTCACGACGGGATCAGCCGTTGCGTCGGCAGCGATGCCCGTAGCGGTCAGCGTCAGGGTGGTGCCCTTGGCTACCTCGGTGCCGCTCACGATGGTGTCAGAGCCGTTCTTGATAACGACAGTACCCATAGCCTTGCCGTTGGCATCGGCGTTGGCCGTGACATAGACGGCATCCTTGGTGTAGTCGCCGCTGTTGAAGGTCATCTCGGCAGCGCCGCCGTTGGTCACGAAAGCACGGGCGGTGGGATCAACCAGCATGAAGCCGAAGATACCCTGAATCTGCATCACGAGGTCCTTCACGTCCTGAGAGGGCTCGGGAACGACCTTTACGAAGGAGTCGTCGCTCTCGTTGTTCACGCCGAGCAGGAGGTTGCCCTCGATGGTGGCGAACACGAGGTTGCCCTTGATGTCGTCCACGGGGATGAAGGTCAGCTTCTGCAGGCCGTTGCTCTTAATCTGGAAGTTGCCGTTGTCCAGCTCGGTGACGCTCTTGTGCGAGCGGTGCTTCTGCTCGTAGGCATCGCTGATGGCCTGTGCGATGTCGGTGGGCATATAGACGTTCACCTTCTGCTTCTTCAGGCGGGCATCCCACTTATTGAACCAAGCCAGGAACTCGTCGAAGGCAGCGGAGTCGCCCTCGCTCTGCGGAGCATCGAACACACCGCTGGGAATGAGGTTCTTCTTCTCCTGCGAGACGGTGGCGTCGTTGATGTCGGTAGCCATCACGGTGAGCAGACCGTCGAAGAGGTTCATCTCCTCGTCCTGGCTCGTAGCGTCGCCGCCGATGATGTTGTTGAACACGTCCTGAGAGAACAGGCTGGCCTGCTCGGTCATAAAGAGCTCGGTCTTCTCGAAGTGCATCTCGGCAGAGCCGTTGATGGTGATGTTGCCGGGCTTCTCCTGGAAGTCGTCTTCGTTACAGCGAATGCGATGGACGCAGATGTTCGCCGTCAGCTTACGAGAGAACAGGTAGCCGAGCTTCGACTCCTTGACGTTGCCCACCTCCTTGCGGCGCGTCTGTCCGCCCTTGCCGGCGAAGACGGTCTTGGTGAGCTGATACTGCACGCCCGTCTCGACCTTGATACCGAGGCGGTCCAGTTCGTCCTTCATGTAGAAGGCCGGGCCAATCACAATGTTCGGAGAGAGCTTGTTGGCCACGCTCTGTACGTTCTCCAAACCGATGAATTTAGCTTCGTTTGCCATAATGTTTAGAATTTTGTGTTTGTGTTGTTAATATGAGAGTTGTTTGTGTTGGTTGAGGGTGCGGCGACTACTTGCCCTGCTCGAAGGCGTCCTTGCGCTTCATATTCTCCTTGTAGGAGAGATTGGGGTCATAGACGTACTGGCCTACGCCGACGGTGGGAGCCTGTGCGCCCTGTCCGTTGGTCTGGGGGGCTGCGCCTGCCTGGGGAGCCTGACCGGGGTCGTTCTCCAGCTCGGCGATTTGAGCGTTCAAGTCGCTAATCTGCTGGTCGCGCTCGGCGAGGGTCTGCTCGGCGGTAGCGACGGCGGCCTTGGCATCGTTGAGCTCGGTGGTCAGCGTCTCGATGTTCTCAGCCTTGGCATTCACATCGGCCTGCAGGTCGGCCTTCTCCTGCTCCAGGGCAGCGAGAGCGTTCTGCTTGTCCTCGACGGTAGCGTTCAGTTCGTCCACCTTGGTCTGGTGCTCAGCCTTCAGCGCGTCGATAGCCTGGGCATGCTCGGCGTTCAGCGTGTCGATTTGGGCTGAGAGTTCAGCCTTCTCGGTGGTCAGTTGGTCGGCCAACTGCTTGGCGGCGGTCAGTGCCTGGTTGTTCGCCTCGATGGTTGCGTTCAGAGTTTCGAGCAATCCCATGTTCAGGAAGGCTCCGTCCTCTGACATCTGCATCTCCTCCACCTGGAGGGCTGCAAACAGTGCGGGAAATTTCTCTTTCATGTTGATGTCTGTTTTGTTATTATTGTTGAAAATTGTCTGTCGCTGTGCGGCTTGTGCGGCTTGGTTGCCACGAGCGGCTGCGTCTTTGATCATCTTGGCGAACAGGTCGCCGAGTGTCGATTGGGCGTCCATTAGGATGCCTTTCACATCGGCAGCATCGAACACTTTGCCGTGCAGATGCTCGTCGGTAGCCTTCGGACAGGCTTTCTTCACGTCAGCACGGAACTCCACACCCAGCTTGGTCAGCTCCTCCACCAGCAACTTGTCGTCGCCAGCGTTGGCAATGTCACGAATCTCCTTGTTCTTCTCGAAAGATTCGGGGTCGTAGATTTCGTGATAGGTGGTCTCGTCGTACTGGTTGTGAGCACCGTCGGCGATGGTGTAGAAAGCGGCCATCACGCCGATGCAGCCAATCTGGTCTTTTGGGTGCATGTAGTAACGCTCGTCGCAGAGGGCAGCGAGATACATGCCTGCTGAGCAGCACATGCCATCGACAAAGGCATAGACCTTCTGACCGCGCTCGTGGGCATAGTCGATAGCCTGCTGATAGTCGTTCTTAGCCCATGCCGAGCCGCCGGGCGTATTGATGTAGAAGATATGACCGATGCAGAGAGGATTGTCTGCTGCCTCCATCATCATGTCTCGGTGCTCCACCGAGCCGTAAGTACATTCGCCGCCGTTGCGGGTTACGGGACCGTCAACGTAGAGAATGCTGATGAAGGGGTCGTTAGCGTTCTCGCGCCACGAATAGATGGTCGAGCCATCCTTGGCGCTCACTTTGCGCTCGTCAATGTCGAAGCCTGTGCTGGCATAAGCGCGGGCAGCAATGCGCTTGTCCTTCAGCGTGAGAGCCACGTGGCCGTTCAGATTGTTCTGAATCATCGGGCGCACGGCTTTCAGGAAGTCGGGGTGCAACATCCACTGCTTGTTCGTGAGAATTTCTAAAAGTCCGTTCATGTGGGATTACTATTTTCGTTTTTTCAACTGTTCGCAAAGGTCGGAAAACGAAAATGGCGGGGAGGGTCAAAAAATGCCCGAATTTTATAAAAAATGGGCAAAAGCTACCCTCACAGGCGGCTTTTGCCCAGCATTTGTTCTTACAAGTATATGATTTATTCAAAAGAAAGCCTTTCGCCCGTCGCGGGTTACTGATGGCTTAGAAAGCATTTGTATTGTTATAACATTATATTATATATAGGGGCTGCAATGATCTTGCATCTTACGGGGCGTTACTCCGTGGTGGTGGGCTTGGTGAGCGCCACCAGGCCGGAGTAACTCTGCGCCTCGTATTTCAGTGTGCCAGTGTGCGACTCACCACGGTTGTCTTCGTAGGTCAGTTGGCCTGTATTGGGGAAGCGGTGGACGGTCATCTTCGTGCCGTCGTAGGCCGTGAGCACCACCACTGTTTCCTCGCTATCCATCTGATACATAGCCGTTTTCGCCTTTTCAAACCCCAGCGTGACAGGTATCTGCAGCGTGTGAGTATAGGTATTGCCAATGGCCTCGCGCTTCGGCGCGGCCTTGTGCGACGGCGTGTCCATCAGCACGTCAAGGTCGCTTTCCGAATAACCCACCGACAGCAGCGGTTCGCCCGCTCCTGTGGCCAGGTTCGTACTGCCCTGCGTCACGGTCATCTCCGCCACGCCCGGCACACCGAAGGGCACGCTCGTGGTTATCGTACTTGCAAGGTAGAAGTCGGCCCGCACAATGTCGTCAAGAAGAATCTCAGTACAATCGTTCATATCGCATCTGTTTTTAGTTCGTTTTCAGTACTAATTTTGGTGCTTTCACTGCCACTTTTTGACATTTTTGAGAGTAGTGACACCCAGCGTGACAGCCGTTCGCGTTTATTTTCTTTATCTTTTAATATCTTTTCACTTTTGTTTTTGCATTTGTTTGCACTATTGAGCGGTAAGCGGAGTATAGTCGAAGTATTCACCTTGCAGTTCCGTGCGTCGGTTTTTGGCCTCCTTACCCCGACTGAAGAGTCGCTTAGCCTGCACGTTCATCGTGTTACGGCTCATGCCGCCCCGAGCCATCGGGATTTCATACTGCGCATAGAAGCGCTCCATCATTGCCGCTCGCGTCATTGGGATGTTGCGCTGCCGGAACATGCGTTCCTCCTGCGTCACCCACTCATAGAAGAAGTGGTAATACTCTTCGCGCAGCGTGTCGATGAGCTGCTTGGCCCCTGCGCTGTTCAGGTAGTAGCGGGCATCGACCTTCACCACCGACGAGCCAATCCACGTCTCGCGTGGCAGTGCGATACAAAGGTAGTCAAAAATCTCTTCGTTGTGTTTCAGCGCACGACCCTCAAGCGCACACACTTCCTTTGGCGAGGGCCACGTCTTCGGGTCGCGTGTAAGAATAGTCTTGCCGCCGATAGCCATCTTGCCGTGCAGGATGTTGTTCCATGCCTGCTGCGAGTAGCACAGCGGTGTGATGCTCTGTATGCTCCCACTGTTGGTCAGACAGGTGCGTATCATTCGCATCTCGTAGTCATGTTCCGAGAACACGACCGGCTGAAACTGCGTAAGCCGATTCTGTTCATCCCTGTTTCGATAGAACGCCGCGATATAGGGCGACACTTTCAGATAGATGTTAGCCATAGTTCAAAATTAGTTAGTTGATTTCTTATTTATCATAATGTATGTTATATCAAAAAAAATGTAAGTATAAGAAATGTGAAAAAGATTGCACTGATAATTTCAGGATCCTTTCTATATCCGTTTACCCTGTCTAATACGTTGTCTGCTCCGCTATCAGCGCATCAATCTGGGTGCTCGTCGGGCGGTGGCTGACGGTGGCGTAGATGTACTGCTGCTAGCCGTCCTCGTTCTTCTGGAGGAACGATGTAACCGATTCAGGTTTCAGATACAAGGCGGGCGATGCGTCGGGCTTCAGTACGTCGGCGATGCACTGGGTCAACGGGGAAGGGGCGCGGAAACTCGTACTGAGTGCCACGGAGCAGGTCTTTCCTGATGCTCACGTTTGAGCCCCTTTTACGCAAAGGGGCGGCGTAAGCGGGGATTGCGGCAGTCGTATTCATGCTTATCCTATTTTCCTTTGTCTATAATCTTTCAGCATACGCTTTACCGTGTCTAACAGATAGACCAATACGTCGGTCTGTTCGTCGGACTCTCTTATTTCTTCCACGATGGCCGACAATGTTTCGTATTCTTGCTTGTTCATAATCCTGTCTGGTAAGGTTGGTTGCTGTTCTTTCGTTCCCGCATAATCCTGTCGAGATAGATGTAAGCTGACTTCGTGATGATGATGTAAATACCTGTATCGGTCTCTATCACCTCTCGCTTCATGCTCTTTTTCAGCAAGGCGAGGATTTCTGCGGCATCCTCCTTTGTCTTGCAACGCCATGTCACTCTTTCGTCTTTCATACGTCGCTCTGCTTGAAATACTTCTTCTTGAATGCCACCGAGAACAGGGTTCGGCGCACCAGCGTATAGGTCTCGCGCTCTTTCGACGATATGGGGCGCTTCCATTTCAGCCGGTTCTTCACAGTCTGCAGGGCTGCGTCGGCTATCTGCTCACGGGTGAAGCCGTCCTTCGGCTCCAGTCCGCAGAAGATAATCTCGGCGCACATCATCTTGGCAAACTCGCGTTCCTGTGCCAGTTCGCGTTCTATCAGCGTCCGGGCCGTCTTGAGCCGCCGCACGTAACGGAAGTATTGCGAGCGGTAGATACGGCTGTTCAGGTAGTAGTCAAGATCCTCCAGGTTCAGCGAGTCGTAGCGCAGGATGTCGTCGCTCGTCTCGCTGAAGGCAATGCTCACTTTCAGCTTGCGGTCGTGCGGCCCTTCGGTCCACGAATAGGCATCGCTCTTCGGCATATAGGAGATGCAGAAGCGACGGCGATGGTTGTAATAGTTTTTATCGGGGTCGTATTGCGGATTCTTCTTCACCGTATAAACTCCAGTCTCGGGATAGTCGGGCGTTGACCAGTCGGAAGCATAGTATCGCAGGAAGTCGTGGCGGTCGAAGTCGCCCTGACCTATCAGCAGTATGCGACTGCCCTCGGCGATACCCTCGTTGGTCTGTTTTATCCAGTCCATCACCGACGGGCGACCGTCCATCAGCAGATGCGAGGTGTCGAGTTCGTATTCCATGCGCACCGATTCGTCCAGTCCCTCCATCTTCAGGAAGCTACACTTCACGTGGTGTGGCGAAAACACGTCGCTGCGGTCGAGCAGACCTTGCAGCAGGAAGGCAATCTTGGTGAAGCGCCGACGCATCATGTCGGAGCGTTTGTCGTCGCTGTTCCACTGATGGCGGCTTTCCTCTTCCAATACTTTCTGGTACTCGTCGAGGTTGGGGAACATACGGTCTTCCAGTCCGATGTGCCCACTCTCCAGTCTGTAGAGGTTGTCGCCATTGCGAATGAGAAACAGCGTGACATGGTTCGGCTGGTTCATAATGCGGTTGTACCATTCATCGTTTTCAGCATACTGCTTGTCCTTCCTGCGCGGCTTGATGGCCACAATGCTCTTGGCGTCAGGCAACAGGATCTTGAAGTTGCCGTTTTCCACCAGCCATTTATCAAACGACTCCATCTTCCGCCAGTCGAAATCGTCGTCAATCAGTGCAAACTCCTCGTCCATGAAGAGCACGGCCTGGCGGATGACTATCGGCTCCGTCTCTGCCGCAGGCTCACCCGATTGCAGCGTCAGCACCTCCTCCTTGATGCCCGCATAGGTCTCGATGGTCTGAATGACGTAGGTCAGCCGTCTTATTTCGCTGCCCATCTTGCTCACCACGTCGCGGATGGCATCCATTTTTTTCTCGATTTCGCGGCGCATCTGTGTCTGCATCAGGCGGCAGTAGTTCTTCACCAGCGCCACCGACCGCTGCGTCTGCTCTATCTGGCTGCGCAGGGCTATAAGCGACTGCTTGTTGCCCAGCGTCATCAGTGCCGTCTCGTTGCTCTCTGCATAGTCCTCGATGCTTGCCCCCTCATTAAGTATGCGGTGGCACATGTCTCGCAGCTTCGTAGGGTCGCCGTCCAGCACGATATAATACTCCTTCAGTTGCGACTCCGAAATGTCCCTGTCTTCACCGTCGCGCTGCAGGGTGACGGGGTTCACGCCCATGCAGTTGTAGAACGTGACGGAATGTTTGTCATCGAACGTTCTCTCCTCTATCCCGTCGATCACATAGAACGATTCATAACGCTTGTCGGTGATGTAGTCACCCACTCTGAAACCCTCGTGCCCGTTGTTTGTGGCCAGCACGATGTCGGTGTGCTTGATAATGTTGCTCATACGCTAACTTGATTTGACATTTGACAATAAAAGAACGGCGGCACTACGCGCTGTCAGGTTCAAATTAGCTGAGACCTTGGGGTGTTTCCACTGCCCAACGCGGTTGCCGCCGAGACGATATTCTGCCCCCTTGGAGGCATCATAGTTCTCTATCCACGAAGATGTTTGCCCACAAAAAACGCTGCCTTCCAAGAGCAGCGACTTGCGGTCGCTAATTTGATTTGACGCTGCAAAGATAAGCAGAATTATTGATATTGCCAAATATTTCTTCATAATTCGTTTCCAATTCTTTTAGTCCATTGTCTGCTCCGCTATCAGCGCGTCAATCTGGGTGCTCGTCGGGCGGTGGCTGACGGTGGCGTAGATGTACTGCTGCTGGCCGTCCTCGTTTTTCTGCAAAAAGCTGGTGACGCTTTCGGGTTTCAGGTAGAGGGCGGGCGAGGCGTCGGGCTCCAGCACGTCGGCGATGCACTGGGTGAGGGGGAAGGGACGCGGGAACTCGTACTGAGTGCCCCGGAGCAGGTCTTTCCTGATGCTCACGAGAAACATGCGGTCGCGGTTCTGGGGTATGCCGTAGTCGCGGGCATTGAGGATGGAGGCGGTGGTGCGCTCGCCGCCGGGGAGGGTGAAGCTGGGGGCGAGGAAGTTCTCGTAGCCGAGGTCGCTGACGGTCTGCATCCACTGGCGGAAGTGCCGGATGTTCTGCTGGTTGATGATGGCACGGACGTTCTCCTGCAGCAGCATCTTGGGGCGCAGGGCCTCGATGGCGTCGGCGGTGCTCCAGAGCACGCTTGAACGGGTGCCGCTGCCCTTGGCCATGCCCTCGCGCTTGCCGGCCTGGGAAATGGATTGGCAGGGGGTGCTGTAAGTCAGGAGGTCGATGGAGCCTACTTGTATTCTATCAGGACTCCCATTTCCCTGAAGCCCTGTCTCGGATGCGTGATGTTGCCCGCATAGTGGTGAGCCGTTGTCAGCGTCACTGCACATCCTTGCTTGTCCGTGTTCAGTGCCGTTAGCACCTTGTCCGTTAGCACGAGCATCACTTTCTCCTTCTGTTCGTTCTCTTTCATCATCATAATACTTTTGTGGGTTTTGCATGAAGTCTTGCCAGTCGATGCGGGTCATGTCGCCGAGGTTGGGGCCTGCGTTGGGGAAGCAGAGGCGGTGGGCGACGACGGCGGGCTGCTGGTCGAGGGGACGCGAGGATTCGGGGTCGAACTCGCTCCAGGCGGTGAGCGTCCAGCGGAAGTCGGGGTGCTGCCGGGCCAGCATGTCGAGGGCGATGGCCTGCGAGTCGTAGCCGGAGCAAAGAGAAATCAGTCGGAAGGGCTCGCGCTGCCAGTCGCGCTCCAGTCGGAACTGGGGCAGGTCGAAGAGCGAGGGCTGCTCGGTGGGCAGCCGTCGGCCCGTGGGATAGAGGGCTTCCTCGTAGATGTGCAGCAGCACGTTGGCGCAGATGCTGTTGCCTGCCAGCTTGTAGATCGCCGAGTTGGCGAGGACGGGCACGGGGGCGGTCTTCTCCACCCGTGGGGCGGTGAGCAGGCGGTCGCGGGCTTGCTCGATGCGGGCGATGCTCGCGCTGTCGATGCCGTCGGCGGTTTCCGACGGAGAACCGTCGGTCACGGTGGCTTCCTCTTCAAGGTCATCGTCTCCGTCCGTCTCTTTGAGGTTCATTATGGCTTGCTCGGCGGCTTCGCGAATGTCGCGTGGCGTGGCGCTGTCGGCGAGGTCGAGCAGCCGTAGTTCTTCTTCACAGCCGCTGATGGCGCTGTAGGTGCGCTCGGTGGTCTGCATCATGCGGTCGATGTAGTGCTCCGGCACGGCCATAAGTCTTAGGCACTCACGGGGCGAGAGCTTGCGAATGTCGAACAGGCGGCACTCGCGGGTCTTCGTGTTAATCTGTGCAATCATAATGTTATCGTTTGTTTGATGTTTATTGTCAGGGTCGTGGGGGGGTAGAAATGAACCAGCAGGCTCCTGCGTCAATGCGGGTGGTGATGGTTCCTGCCTCGTTGGTGCGAGTCAGTTGGTTGTATGCGTCTATCCAGAGGTAGGGTCGGCAGATTTTGCCGTCCATTATCATGCGTCTGAGCCTCACTCCTCCTGTTACCATAATCCGTTTAATCTGTTTAATCCGTTGTTTCGTTCTGTTCGTATTCTATGAGTATCTTCGGGCAGTTGCCGTGTCCTGCGGTGTGGCAGGGGGCGATGCCGTGGGGGCTGACCACGATGCCGTCTTGCGAGGTGGAGAGCCGTCCGGCGTAGATGACGCGCCGTGACCGCTTGTGGGGGGTAGGAATTATCGTTCTATTCATTGTATTCTATGAGTATTGCGGTCGATGGGAAGTGGCCGAGTGAGTAGTAGTTCGTCCATCCGTCCTTCCACATGCGGGACGTAAGGCAGGATGCGGTGTCGGCAGCGCACACGTTGACCGGCCAGAGCGATTTCTGCCCCCCCCCGTAGCGGCTGGTCGGCTATGGTGGTGATGGCGAGGCGGGGCTGTTTCATTTTACTTCTATCCATACGAGGGTATCTTTCTGAACGGTGGTGATGGTGCCGCACAGCTGACTGCGCAACTCCAGGAACTGCCGTCCGCGTCCGTGCAGGGCACGGCGCGAGCGGGGTGCCTCGGGGTCGCGGCTGACGAGGGCGCAGTATCGGGCGCTGACCGTGGGGTCGGCTGCCAGGCGCGGGTAGCTGTCGATGATGGGTAGCGGCGATTTATTCATATTCTATCATCAAATAGTTGTCCTTATCAAACGTGGTCACTGCGTTGCTGATGCCGTCGGGCCGTGGGGCGAGCTTGTGCTCCGAAAAGTGCAGATGCCCACCCCGGTCGCCGTAGATGCGGCGCTTGGCCTTCAGTGCTTCGGTGCGCTCGCGGCGCAGAATGGCGTAGTGGTTAGTCATTTCGTTCAGTTCATCGTCTCCTCCCTCGGTGTCTCGCCGATGCGCTGGTGCATGGCCTGACGCAGGGTGTCGGCGAGGCTGTCGGCCAGTTGGCGGAGTTTGGGCTGGGGTGTGTCGCGGCGGTCGGCTATCTGTCCGATGGCCGACACCATGAGGCGCTGGGCGCACACCATGAGGTCTATCACTTCTGGGCTGTGGAGGTCGAGCGCCTGACGCACATCGTCCATCATCAGCATCATTTCGAGGTCATTTTTCATTCGTTCGTTTCTTTAATATTGTTTTTGCCCTTTTGGCTTAGGCCGCTTTCCCGTTTGGCGGGAAACGCTCAAACATCAGCTGGAGTTCGAGGTCGGATTTCATTGCTTGTTTCGCTTTGTTCTGCATGAGAAATTACATGAGGAATGACGTGGCGGTCAGAGCAGCCGCAGGAAGTGGACGATGCCATAGACGGCGGCGGCGGTGAGGGCGCACAGCTTCAGGGCGTAGAGCACCCATGCCGTGCCGCCCACCCACGAGGGATAGTCCGTGAGGCACTGGCCACGGCTGATGCGCTGCTTGACTATCCAGATGGCCAGGCCCTGCCATGCGCTCTGCAGCGTGTGGAGCAGCAGGTAGGCCAGTGCGCCTGCGGCCATGACGTAGAGCTCGCTGTACTTGCTGCCGCCTATGAGCTGGGCGGCGAGCAGGACGACGATGGCCCATGCCAGCTGGTCGGCGCGGTCGCCGCTCTTGACGGTGCGCTCCTGGTAGTCGTCGTAGGCTTGGCGCTCGGTCAGGAGGTCGGTGACGTCCTCCAGCCGCTTGCCGATGCAGTTGCCTTCGCCAAAGAGGTCTTCGCAGATGCAGGAGTCTTCGTTGTTGCACTTGTCATGCAGCGGGCAGCGGTCGCACTCGGTGCCGTCGCCGCCCTCGTCGGTCACGAGGCGGTAGCGGCGGCCTTCGTATTCGCGGGTGTCGGGGGTGTTGTTGATGTTCTGTTCCATAATTGTTTTGTTTTTTTGGGGGTGGCCTGTCGGCCAGAAATTTTACTTAAAATTATAGCAGCCTGTCGGCTGGTAATCGAGTTCTACTCGCTTCGCTCGTCGAAGAAATTTTATTTAGAATGGGTATTTAGAATTTTATTTAGAATGGGTGTCATTCGATGCCATACTGCCGCAGGTATTCCTCGCAGACGAAGCCCTTGCGCGGAGAGAATCGGCGGAACTCCGAAATCTGGAATATCTGGTGCTTGTTGCACCATTGCGCCATGTCTTTCTGCCACTGCGGTATCGGGCGGTGCGGATTGTCGGGGTCGCGGTAGGGCTGCGAGTAGGGGTAGATGTTGGGCAGATGCTTCTCGCGGCACTCGTGGTTGCGCAGCCACCAGTAGTGCGTCCGTTCATACGACTCGCGGAAGTCCGACTTGCCGCCTATCATTGTGTAGAGGAAGTATTCGCCCCGGTAGCCGTGCGAATTGATCATCGAGATGGCCCGCTCGCAGTCGGCTATCTGTCCGTGGGTGTCGCAGCCGAAGCGGATTCGGTTCTGCAACCACTTGACCTGGGCGAGCAGCCGCGCAAAGCGGTCGTTGACGAGCCGTGCGTCGAGCGCCTGGTTGAAGTCCACCCGATAGCCACGGCTGATGATTTTCTCCAACTGACTGACGGCATAATCGCCAGCGGCCAGTATGTTGTTGTCCATTAGGACGAGCTTCGTTCGCCCCTCGATGGCTATCTCGTCGCAGTCCATATAGGGTCGTATCTTGCCCTCCTTGCGCGGCACGACGCACCACGGGCATCGGTTCGGACAGCCACGGGTAAGGAATCCGTAGGCCGTGTCGCTCGGCACGTTGGGGTATATCGAGTAGTCGGGCTGCAGGCGGTCTATCTCATCGGGCAGTCGGCTGGCGATGTCGTAGCCCGTGCCGCCGCGTATGATTTCGTCGGCATCGTAGCACGTCAGGTCGTCGGGCGTGAAGTTGAACACCTTCGACACGTACACCCTATCGTAGTGCATCATCGGCAGTGCCCACTCCACCGTGTCGCCCTGCTCCCGATGATAGCGTGCTATCTTCGTCAGCGCAAGGTTCGGGTAGATGGTCGCGCCCCATTTCTTCTTCTTGGCGTGTCCGTCGATGTCAACAAGTCCTATTCGTTTCATTCGTGTAATTCGTGTTCGTTTCAATTCGTCTCTCTGTGAGAGAAGGGTGCGCGGCGGCTGTGCGTGTCCGCCACGCTCCCTTTTCGGGTCATGCACGGGGGGCTTTACGGCTCCATCTCCGAGCCGCCGCCCTGAGTGCCGCCGCCCTGAGTAGAGCCGCCCTGAGTAGAGCCGCCGTCAGCCGTGGGGTCGGCGGGCGTCTGCGAGGCGTTGTAGTCGACGCGCTCGGCCTGCTTCTGCAGTGCGAACTGCTTGGAGATGTTGCGCCCTACGGAGGCTGCGAGTGCCCACGTGATCATGTCGGCGGTGAGCATGTCGGCGGTGGCCACGGTCTTGCCGGGGTACTTGTCGGGGTGCTGCTGCACGTCCTTGTCGCTGACGCTGCCCGTTGCCGTGGGGTAGAAGCTGACGAGCACGCCGCCGTCGGCTTCGAGCTGCACGCGGTTGTTCTCCCTGACCTCCTCGATGATGATGTTGGCGGCTTCTTCGAGGATGCTCTTGATTTCGGCTGCACGGCTGATGCCGCGTGCCTCAATCTTCTTGGCCAGCTCCTTGTTGGTGATGACGTTATCGACTACGGCCTGTGCATAGACCGAATGGCTGCCCTGCTGGTTGGCAGTAGGGGTGAACTCCATGACGCGAAATTTGTTTTTCGCCATAATGTTTGTACGATTGACCTTATACCATCGCGAGGTTTCTTGTTGTTTATACGGTCTGCCTGTCGGGAGACAGATTTTCCTTTTTCCGGCGGGGGTACTACTTGAAGGTTTGTTTAAGTTAACTTAAAGCCGGGTTAAAGTTAACTTTAACGAAGGTTCAAGTAGTCCCCCCTGTTTTTTCCCGTCGGCAAAGGTAGCCAAAGGCGCCGTGGCGTGGCTGACACCGATTTGCTCCCTGCGACAGCAGCAAAGGTAATACTTTTATTTTTGGGAGTGGGACAGCCTGCGGGATGGGTGAGGGCTATCGGTGGTCGCCTGAGCCGTCGATGACGTGGCGCTGCTGGCGGTCGGCGAGCTTCGTGAGGTTCTGGCGCGCGATGTCCTCCAGCTGCCAGCCCATGACGGAGCACAGGCCGCTGAGCTGCCAAAGTATGTCGCCGGCTTCGGCCTGCATGTCGAGTTCGCGCTGGCGGTCGGCCTCGGGGCCGCTGTCGTGGTAGGAGAGGATGTCGCCGTCGGTGGTGAACGATACCTGCCCCTTGCGTATCATCTTGGCCACCTTGGAGGCCAGCTCGCCCACCTCGCCGACGAGGTTGAGCATCATATACGAGAAGTTTTCCGACTCGGGCAGACAGGTGGTCATGGCCTGCTGCTGGTACTGGGCGAGGGTCATCGGTGCGCCCTCGGCCTGTGGGTTGTTGTTGTCTTTGCTCATTGCTTTGTTGATGTTTTAGTCGGCTTGCGCCGAGAAATTATTCAAAAATTAAGTTCAAAAATTATTCATTCTTCATTTCCCGAAAAGTCGGGCAGGCTGACCTTGAAGCGCTGCTGGAGCCACTCGCGGTAGTCGCGGATGCCGAAGAGGTCGGCGTCGTTGCTGGCCAGCCACTGCTCCCACTTCTTCTGCCGCTCAAAGAACACCTCGCGGAAGAACCACTGATATACGTCGCGGTACTTGCCGACGGTCTCCACGTCGGGGTGTGTCTCGCGGAAGGTCTGTGCCGCACGGCAGTAGGCGCGTACCATCTTCGGGTATTGCTCGAACTGGCGGATGCGCTTCTTGTAGTAGGCCAGCGGACAACACATACAACCGAGCCGCCGCTTCGCGTCCACACTGCCGTCGCGACGGTAGTAGAGCGGATGCACCTGCAACGAGTGGCGGTCGATATAGTTGAGCACGTCCTCGTCGGTCCACGTCAGTATCGGGTAGATGGCTTCCACGTGGTTTTCCTCCGTCTTGGCACCGTAGTAGCGGCACTCCGTAGGCTCGTCGTAACGCTTGTCGCGCTTGGTCGATTCGGCCTTGCGTATGCCCATCACGGCCTTGTCGAGGGTCTTGTGCTCCTTCAGATAGCGGCAGCAGTGGCGCTGGAATCGGTTGGGCATACCCATCTCGGCTATCAGCTGGAAGAACGACTTTTCGGGGCGCACCGTTTCTACCCCCCCACTTGGCGGATGTGGCCTGCCGTGCCCGGCGGGTCGATGGTGGTCGAGTGGTAGATGGCACGGTAGCGGATGCCGCTGCGCCGCGTGAGGTCGAGGATGACGTCGCTGTCCTTGCCGCCGCTGTAGCCCACTTCTATCTCGCCCCGGTAGCCACGGGCCACGCTCTGCAGCAGCTGTATGGCCTGCTGCTCCTTGTGCGAGAGGCGGTCGGCATCGGTGACGGCGAAGGTGTCAGCCGGCTCGTAGTCCTTGCCCGGTCGGCAGGCTTCCACCGTCATGCCGTCGGTGGAGAGCATACGGTGCTTGCGGTGGCCGCTGATGCGGAAGCGCAGGACGTCGAAGCACTGCGAGGTGCCCGTGCGTCCGTACTTGTCGCAGTGGATGAGCCACGTCTGTCCCCGTCGGGGCACTATCATGTGCTCACGGTGCAGCTCCAGCCGGTACTGCTCGCCCCTGTAGCCGATGGTGATGTCTATCTGTTGCTGAAAGTACATTGCTTTTGTTCTTTGTTTTGTTTTTTTTAATTTCCGGCTCGCAGAGCCTTTTAATTTTCAGGATAATTTTTGTTTAATTTCTGCGCGAAGCGCATCCCAAATATCGGGACTTACTGTTCTCTTGGGGTCGCCTGCGGCTCAAAATCTGACGGAAAATCTTTCTTGAAAATCTTTGGCCTGTCGGCCTGAAATCATTGGCACCAGCCTGCGGCATGGATTGCCTTGTCAGATTTTGAAATAGATTTCTTGTCAGATTTTTCGTTAGATTTCTTCGACGAGCGAAGCGAGTTGAACTCGATTGCTGCCCGCAGCGCATCCCGAAACACACGTTATTCGTAGTAGTCGATGATGCAGGGCTGGCGCGTCTCGGCCACTGCTGCATAGGCGATGCCTACGGCGTGGTCGTAGCTGCGCGAGGCCCCAATCAATCGCCATCGGTGCAACAGCCACAGACGGGTGTACCGCTGCCGTACCTCGTAGGTGCCGTCGTTCTGCCGCACGATGCGAAACCTGCCACAGGGCTTGTATCTCATTGGCCTGCGTCCTCTTCAATATGTCCGATAACCTGGCAACCCTCGAAGCATGATGGCGTCTGTGTGCTGAACATGTTGTAGGGCTCGCCGTTCTTCTTGATTTTGCGCACGCTGATCCAGCTGCCGTAGCGCGAGTCGATGCCGCAGACCATCAGGTCGCCATAGTCGGTGGTGCGCACCACGTCGCCCCGGCGGACACCGTACTTCTCGCAGAAGTCGGCAAACCGCCGCTCGTCGCGCTCGGTCCTCAGAGTCGTGCGCTGTGTGTTCAACTCGGAAATCCGTCTGTCGATTTCCCGGATGTCACTCTCGATTTCAGATAGTTGTCTCATTGTCTTCTTTGTTTTTTGGATGGCCTGTCGGCCAGAAATTATTCAAAAATTATTCAAAAATTACTCCTTACCGATGGTCACTCGCCCCACTCCTTGCGGTCGAAGTCGCTGAGGAAACGGAAGTCGTAGCGGATAATGTTGTTGGCAAGCTGCTGCAGCGTATCGTCCTGACCGACGGCGACGGGAAAGACTCTGTGGCTGCGCATGTCGTGCACCGTCTTGGCGAGGATGCGCCCGTCGGCACTGGCTTCGGTGACGTGCCACGCCCTCCAGGGCTGTCGGCTGGTGCAGTACCACTCGCCCGCCATTCCGTCGTGGGGCGTGAGGCGGTGCAGCACCTCGGCATGGGTGTAAGGCTCTTGGGCGAAGTCGCGCTCCTCGGGCTGCTTCTCGGGTGCAGGCGGACATGGAATATCGGGCGGCATGACCTTGCAGCCCATGCGGTGTGTCACTCGGTCTATCTCGTCCTGACTGTAGCCACAGGAGCGCATGGCCTGCTGCATACGGCTGATAAGCGAGGCCGAAAGCCAGTCGTAGATGTGGCGGTGCTGCCCGAGGCCCCACAGCGAGCCGACGACTGCGCCGAGGGCGATGCCCAAAAGCAGGATGATGAGGGCGGGGATGGTAGTGGCGGTCATCGGGCTGCGTCCTCCTGGCCGCTTTCATCGTTCAATCCCAGCCGTTCTTTCTCCTTGCGGACAAAAGCCTCCTGCAGGGCGTCGATGATGATTTGTGCGATAGTACAGTGCTTGCCATCGGCTATAGCCTTCACGTCCCACCCGAAAGTCTGCTTCATCTTGCGATAGTCACTCTCCCGTCCGCCACGGTTGATGGCGTTGATAGCTGCGTTCCAGCAGAAGATGCTTTTTGGGAAAGTCTCGTCGATGGCTTTCCATCCCTTTTCCTTCGACGCCTCGCGGCACGCGCACTGCCATCGGCTCAGTATGGCCTTGACACCGAGCACGGAATTTTCCTCCTTTGTCTGGTTGAAAAACTCAAAGTAGAGCGACATCGGGTCTTTGGCCTCCAGTCTCTCAATGACGAATTGCTTGATTTCATTGCTTGTCTTCATAATGTTTCCTTTTAAGTTATTTATTCCTGCGGCGTGAATTAGTCTAAAAATATATTCGATGTTTACATAATGGGCAAGTGATGTATCTTGGTGCGCTATTCCAATATTCAGGCATTACACAATCTACCTCAATATCATTGGAATTGTATTCGAGATTTGCACCACAATGTTTGCAAGAAACCCTTCCAGATAATACCCTCATTGGTCAGTTCTCCTATAATTTTTCAAAATTAGTTCTCTTTTCTGCTAACCTTTCCTTGATTTCTTCTATACGTTCCTGAATGAGCGGCAAAACCTTTTTCCCGTTCAAAATACAAATACTCTTTGTTCTTCGACCAGTTTTTTCTTTTGAGCTTAACCACACCATCTCGTCATCCTCCTTGATGATTTTTTGCCATTCTTCAAGCTCTCGCAACTCATTCTCTGCATCTATTATTTGCTTTACTAATGAGTTGCCTTCATTTAATTCTTCAAGTGTCATAGTTTCTTTTGTTAATTCGTGTAAATTTGTGAAATTAGTGGTTTTCTTTTTATTCCGTTACTTTATACTCTATCGGCAACACATTTCCATGCGTGAAGTCATAGAAGAAATGCTGCACGTCGCTGATGGCGTCGTGGGGGAGCGACGGATATTCACCGTAGCCGCGAGTGACGACCTTGTAGCGGCGGCATCCGTCCTCCTCCTCCAGCCACGATAGTGCAAAGGGACTGCCCTCGTCGAAGGAGAGGCCCTCGGCGGTGAACTCCCAGGCGTTGTCGTCGTCCAGAAAACCGTCCAGCTGCTCCTTTCTGACGAACCCGAAGGCCCGCAGCGTCTCCGGCGTGATGGGGATGTACTCCAGCCGGTCCAGCCGTGCCCACGCCAGCTTGTCGCGGCGCAGGTGGTAGCCTATCTTCCGCTGGTGAACCGCTGCCACCCGCACCACCCTGCCCTCAGCCATCAGCCAGTCACCAATCATAATGTCCTGTGGTCTAAGCATTGTTCTGTTCATGTCTGTTAATCATTACTCTTTCTGTTTTCCCACGCATCGGCTCGGCGGTGGTATTCGATGATGTCGGCCTGTAGCGTCTCGTTGAAAAACTCGCTGACGTGATTGTCGTTGTACTGGCAGTCGGCCTGCGTCTGAATGATGTAGTGTCGTGCCAGCACGTCCTTTACAGCGGAAATAGCCTTCATGTCCTCGTCGCTCAGGTTGGGTTCTTTCAGGACCTCCTTTAATTCGTCCAGAATGCAGTAAGCTCTCAATAAATAGTCTTTGTCTGTCATAATTCCTTTCTTTGTCAGATTTTGAAATAGATTTTGTTTGATTTTGAGCCGTGAGGCGACCCCGAAAGGTCGTCAGTCGAAAGCTACACTTCCAGCCCGACTATCAGACGGCCTTTCATCGGTATGACCTCGGTCGGGAAGTCGGTGCCGTCGGTGAAGTTCTCGATAGTCCACGACTTATACTCCCGTCCATCCTTGCCGACAAATGAGTACGACGTTATCGGGCGATTCTCGTTGTCGCGCAGCCAGTCGGAAATGTCGCCGATGACCTTTTTCATCATCTCCTGTTTCTGCTGCATCGTCTCTGCACACGACTGCATATATAATCTTGTTATGTATTCCTCGCTGATGCTGACAATGTACTTCTTCTTGTGTGTCCTGGCGAGGCGCTCCAGGTAGTAGGCCACGTCCTGGCACAAGTCAGTTACACGGACTGCCCCCGTGTCGGTCTGTCTGTTCTCGTTCTCCTTGGCGCACTGGCGAAGCGCTGCTATCGCCTGGTGCAAGTTGTCGTTTGTGATTACCATAATTTCTTTTTTGTTAAATTTTGAAATAGATTTTGTTTGATTTTAAGGAGCGTAGCGACGACCCCGAAAGAGAGGCTATACCGCTGTGACTATGGGCTCCAGGGCTTGTCGCAGAGCGTCGGGGTCGTGCAGCGTCGGCACACCGAGCAGGTCGCACAGCGTCCGTTTTAGCGTGTAGTTGTCCATTGCCTGCAAAGTCTCCATCAGCAGGAAGTTCTCACGTTGCTGCTCCTCGCGCTCCTCCTGTCGCTGTTCCTTGTCGCTCAGGCATTCGCCGTCTTCGATGAGTGCCTTGTAGAGTTCTTTTTTCTCCCATTTGCTACATGAGCAGAGGATGTCGTCAATGTCAATGTCGATTTCCATAAATTCGTTTAATTCGTTAAATTCTTGCGTCCCTGCGGTAGCAAGCGTCTCCTTGCGTCGCCGAGCGCGTAGTCGTCTAAATCTCCTGCATCCTGCCCTGACCGCCGAAGACGATGAGCAGTTTCTTCGTCATATAGTCGTGCGCCAGTCCGAGGCTAATGCCGAAGTCGTAGAAGTCATCCTGCCAGCCGTTGCAGTTGCGCACGTCGTAGCAGTCCACGCGCTCGGTGTCGGCGAGGATGATGTTATCCACCAGCTCGCAACCTGCGACGATGAGCGGACGTGCGCCGTACTGCGTCTGCGGCATCAGTCCGAAGAGCATGACGGTCTCGCGCTGCCCCCTCATGCCCGTGGCCACTTCAAACTGTTGCATCTGTTCGGCTGGCACACGGCTTTTCTCGGCCAGCCGCTTGATAACGTCGTTGAGTGTTTGGTAGGTCATAATTCAATGTTGTTTTGTTGTCACTTGTTTGTTTCCTGTTCCTTGAACCCATCGGCATGTTGCAGGTCCATTGTGTAGGCCACTACCCACGGATTGTCCTGCCAGGTGCCGCGTCCGTTGATGCGGTCGATGAGGGCAGCGAAGGCTTCGCGGGGAGTGTCGAACACCCGGTTGTTCCTGCCGCTGCGCTCCATCAGGCCGCTGACGATGTAGCCGTCCAGCCAGCGTTCCACACCCTCACGCAGACAGTCCTCGTCGCTGATGTCCTGCATGTGCTCAAACCAGAGGTCGGTCATCTGCACCTGCCACGGCATCATCGTGGGGTAGGTGAACATTTTGTTTCGCCAACCAGGAAGCTGACTGATGGGCAGATTGCCCACCTGTCTTACACCGTTCTTCACGAAATGGGCCTCCAGCAGCGTGTCTGGTTTCCATCCAGCCCGCTCGTAGGTCTGCCCCACGGCCACCACCTCGCCCACCTCGTAGGGCAGCGGCAGTTGACCGAGTTCTCGTCCGTCACCGTTCGTCACCACGCAGTCGAAGTAGAAGTCTGCCCCCGGTCGCTTGCGGAACTCCAGCTCCACATCGCTCACGCCCCGAAACGTCTTCGGGCACCTCACAATGCGCCGCGTCATCGTCTTGCGCCGCTCTATCACCGCCGTCTCCAGTCCGTAGCGGCTGTTGAATAGTATTTTCTTCATACGTTCAATTCGTTTAATTTGTAGTCGTTACTCCCCTGCGGCCTTCTGCTTGCCGTCGGTGTCGCTGTCGGCCTTGTCGTACTCAAACACGTCGATAATCTTCGTGTCGTCCACGGCGCAGGCTTCATAGTCAATCATCGTGCCCGACATCACCTCGTCCACGTTCTTCATGGCGCGGTGCAGGTCGCTGGCCTGTACGAGGTAGGTCACGCGGCTGCGCTTCTCCTTCTCGGTGCGCTCGTCGATGGTGATAAACTCCAGCTTGGCCTTGTAGTAGCGGTCGGCCTGGGGGTCCTGGTCGTCGAAGAAGATTTCCTTGTAGGGTGCCTTCTTCAAGTCCTTCACCTCATATTCACCGCTGATGTAGGCCGACATCTCTTCGATGATGCGGTTCTCTGCCTCGGCATAACTGAGGGCATCCACCACATACTGCTCGACAACCTTCTTCTGCAGGCCGTCTTCCTGCGTCTTCTCATACTGAATCTTGGCTTCAAACCAAGTTGCTGTTCTTGATCTCATAATAGTTCCTTTCTTTTTTAGCCCTCCCTTGCGGTCGGGGAAATTACACAAAAATTAAATTCAAAAATTATATAAAAATTACTTTCTGTCGCTGTCGCTTGATGAAAGCACTGAAGCGAGTCTTCGGGAATTACTTGCCGCTCAGTTCGGCTATCCGCTGCTGTATGGCGTCGGTGGCCTGTTGAAGATTGATGTCCCAGCAGATGTCGGCATAGACCTTGCCTGCGTCGATGATGCCCACGACGAGCAACAGCGTCATGGCGTCGGCGACGGGTTTGGGGTAGCCACTGACTATCTGCTCGGCGGTATAGCCCGTCACCTTGCGGACGCGGCGCAGCATGGTCTTTGTGTCGCGCTCGCCATGACGGCGGGAGTGCTGGGGATGCTGTCGGTAGTCGTCGATATAGAACAGGTTTTTCTCCAAGTCCTCAATCTCCTTGTCGCGGTCGCTGATGCCCTGTTCGGGCTTCAGTCCTGCCCGCCACAGGTACTTGATAGCGTTGGCGATGTCGCAGGTGTAGTGACGGATGATGTCGATACACTCTATTCCTGCGGGGTGGGCATTGTAATGTTGCGGATGCTGTACGTTGTTGTTCATTGCTTGTCGGGATTTGGTTTGTTCGGGGTTCCGACGGGAGAAGCCGTCGGCACGGGGGCTTGAGGGCGGCGGTGCTTGCGCTTCTTGCCGGAGAGGACGTGGGTGGGTGTTGGCAGGTTGGCGGGAGTGCCGTTGCGCTGCGTGAGTTTCTTCTCCTTGGGGTCGTAGCAGTAAGTCTTGGGGATGCCGACGCGGAAGGCGAAGTTTTCCTCGATGCGGGCGCCACGGCTCTCTTGCCAGCCGTCGATAAGACAGATGGCATCGCTGCGGGATAGCAGGGCGAGGTCGTAGCAGAGCACGAGGCGGTAGGCGAGGTCGGAGCCGAGGACGCGCTGCATGAACCTGTAGAGAAAGGGGAAGCGGCAGGGCCAGGAGCGGGCAGGGTTGACGGGACGCAGGCCGCTCTTCTCCAGCAGCATGGCGCAGTCGTGGAAACGGCTGACGTTCTCGCGGAAGTCGGCGGCGGTCTGGGCAGTCATGGGGCCTGAAATATAAATCCTTTTTCTTTTCATTGTTCTTTGTTGTTTTTGGGATGGCCTGCGGCCAGTAATTGAGTCCAACTCGCTTCGCTCGTCGAAGAAATTATACAAAAATTATGTTCAAAAATTATATAAAAATTATTCTTTTCTATTTGGGTCGCTAACGCTCAAAATCATTCAAAATCTTATCCAAAATCTTTCAATTTCTGCCCGTCAGGGCTTTTTAATTTTTGAATATAATTTTTGTATAATTTCTGGCCGACAGGCCATCCCTAAAAATCATTTCTCAGCGTTAATCAACATCGGCATCTGTAGCAGCAGGAGGCCGGCCTTGTCGTCGTCGGGCGAGAGGAGGAAGGCACGGCTGGGGTCGGCGAGGCGCAGGCGCACGTCATCGGTGGTGATGGCCGAGAGGAGGGTGAGCATGGTCGAGATCTTGCAGCCGAAACGCAGGTTCTCGGGGAAGGTGGTGTCGCCGTCGTTGACGATGGCCACCTGCTCGTCGGCCTGACGCGAGAAGTCGTAGTCACTGGCCGAGAGGTGGAGCTGCGAGCCGTCGCGGTAGAAGACGACCATGTTGCTCGACTCGTTGGCAAACACCTGCACGCGGCGCAGGGCCGACGACAGCTCGGCACGCCCGATGACGAGCAGGTGGGGGTTGTTCTGCGGGATGACCGAGTTGTAGTTGGGATAGCGGCTGTCGATGGTGCGCGAGACGAGCCGTATGCCGTCGGTGGCGAACTCGATGCGCTGAGTGTCGGCAGTCATTGTCACGCTCTTGGCACCGGCGAAGGCGTTCTTCAGCGGCGTGAGCACTTGTGGCACGATGAGCACCGTGGCGCTCTGGTCGGCAGCGAACTTGCCATAGTCGAGGTAGCCCACGCCCGGCTCGATATGGCGGCGGTAGAGGGAATGTCCGTCGCTGCTGACAAACACGGCCTTGTCGTGGAACAGGTCGGCGCAGACGCAGCCCATCTGGGGGCGCAGCTCGTCGCTGGCTACGCAGATGCTCGCACGGATGATGTGCTGCACCAGCTCGTCGCCCTGCATCGTGAGGCGGACGAGGGGCGTGGCACCCGACGGAGAAGCGCCGGCACCCTCGGCGGCATTTTCGGCGGGTACGGCCACGGCTGGCAGAGCGGGATATTCGTCGGCACTCTCTACGGGCAGTGAGAACTCGCCCTTCTGGTAGTTCACCTTCAGCAGGTTCTTCTCCGTGTCGATGGTGGCGGTGACGGGCATGGCGGGCAGCGTGGCGATGGCCTCGCGCAGGGTGCTGTGACTGATGGCCACCTGCGTGAAGGGGTCGCGGCGGTCGGGGTCAATCATAATCATCCACGGCTGACGGTTGCCGTCCTTGTCGGTGGTGGCGCAGTCGATAGAGAGGAACTGCTCGCTGTTGCCCGACAGGAGCGTGAAGAGGTTCTGCTCCTTGTTGTAACGCAGGACTATATCGCCCAAAATTGGCAACGAATTTTTGCTGTTGATTACTGTGCCCGCCATAGCCAGGGCTTTCTTCATCTCTGAGGTCTCAATTCTTACTAAGATTTTGCTCATTGTTGTTTTGTTATGAAATGGTTATTATGATGTTTCTTTGTGGTCGGGCTGTCGCCCTCAAAATGTTATTTATAATTTTTATTTATAATTTTATTTAGAATGTGGCTTGCGCCGTCCGTGATGATAATTTTAAATCAAATTTTAAATATCAATTTTAAATCAAATTTCAAGGCGAAGCCGCCCAGATAGTCAGAACGGCAGGTCGTCGGGCTCTTCCTGTCCGTAGGGCATACCCGTGGCGGGGTCGGTCTGCGGCGGTGTCCATGTCTGTGCGGTCTGCACGGCGGGGCCTTGCGGCTGCGACGGGTTCTGATACGACTGCCCCGAGAGGTGGCGGTCTTCTACCAGGTAGGCATCGCCCATGTCGAAGGGCGTCAGGCGGCTGATAGCCTTCGAGAGCTCGGTGCCGCGCTCGTCGGTCTGTCCCGCGAGTTCGGGCTGTTCGCGGAGCACCAACTTCTGCAGGGCCTGACGGATGCGAGTGCGAATCTCTTCCTTCAGCGAGAAACACACCGTATATGCCGGAATGTTGTAAGCCGTCTGTGCCTCGCCCTTGCGCAGCAGTCCGTCGCGCACCGACTGGATATAGATGCCGTTGGGGTCGCGGAACACGAAGTTGGCGAAGCAGCGCAGGCCGGAGCGGTTACGCTTCTGCTCGGCGCGGCTGTCCTGCGTGACTTGCAGCCCGTTGATGGCCGCTGGAATGAAGATACCTGGCACGTCGGTCACACCGTCGTCGCCTTTCACTACTACTGCCTTAGCTCCGAAAAACTTGCCAAGGTCGATTGAAAATCTGTACTTTGCCATAATTATTGTTTTGATGGTTTTGCTGTGAGTTGCTCCTTGTACTCGTCCTCGATGTAGGCTTTCAGGCCGTAGAAGGTGCGGCGCTGGAGCAGGGTCGTGGAGTTGATGAGTTCGTAAATCTCCTTCACTTCGTCGAGCGACACGATGATGTTCAGGTCGCCAGTCTGGGGTTCTTTTCCGTAGTGTATCATAATTCTTTTGTTTTTTAGGATGGCCTTTCGGCCAAAAATTAACCAAAAATTTAATTCAAAAATTATTCTGTAAAGTCCAACTGTGGCTGCTGACGTTCAAGGGCGATGCGCCGCTGGGCGATGTCGAAATACTCCTTGTTCAGCTCAAAGCCGAGGAAGTGGCGATGCTCCTTGATGGCCGCAATAGCCGTCGTGCCACTGCCCATGCAGGAGTCCAGGACGAGGTTATCGGTTTCGGTGTAAGTGCGTATGAGGTAGCGCAGCAAATCAACTGGCTTTTGGGTGGGGTGGACTTCGTGTTTTATTCCCTTCCGCTTGGAGAAAGAAATGATTGACCGAGGATATTTCTCATTAGTTATGTCAAAATCCAAATGAAGTTCAAAATTCCCATAACAGTTATTTGTATTTGATGCGCCTTTGCCGCGAGGATGCGTTTTTGCCCAATCAGGTACGGAATACTTCTGTGGGTTGAATATCGGTTGCTGACGATAGAATACGCAAATATCTTCATGCTGTCTTAGAAAAGCACGATTACAATTCAGAAAACCCGTGGCTCGCATCTTATCCCACACGAGATTATACCGCCATATCTTCGGCTGACTCATCATCAGCTGTGCCGTGAACATGCCCTGCGCAAAGAGCACAATGGCGGCATTGGGCTTACTGATGCGGAGATATTCAGCCCATAGCGGCTCCAGCGGAATCTGCCTGTCCCACTGCGCGTTTGGGTTGCCGTCGTTCAGCACCTCATACGGCAAATCCGTAATGATGCAGTCCACGCTGGCATCGTCTATCCGCTTCATGCCTTCGAGGCAGTCCTCGTTGTAAATCTTGTCAATCTCAATCATATATTGTTTTCTTCTTTTTATTCATATATCGGTGTGCCGTTTTAAGCCGTTTTAAGCGCGTTTTTCGCTTTCTGGCGATAAACTGTCCGTCTTTGGGCTGAAAATGCCGTGACGGGCTTTTCTGTGGCTCCTGCGGGCTATTTCTTACCCCCTGGAGGATGCGCCGGTTCTGTTGACGATGCCTCCGGGGTGTAGCCGCGCCGAAGTACCAAGGTGCCGAAGTCGGGCGGGAAGTAGTGGGCAGCTATCTGTTCCCACACCTGCCACTGCTGCGGGGCGGTGATGTAACGCTCGGCCTCGCTGTTGCCGATGCTGACCAGCAGACGATGGCTGTGCGGCTCGGTGGTGAAGATGTAGATGTCGGTGCCCACCTGCAAGCGAGGCAGCCGCTCGGCCACTGCCTTTAGCACCTGCTCCCAGCGGCTGCGGGCCTCTGTGTCCCACTTTGCCGCCGCTTCGTCGGCGCAGCGGTCGCGCAGTTCGTCACGCTCCCGAAGGAAGTCCTGCAAGGCCGTCGTGACGACCATCGGGTCAACGGCTCCGTAGAAGCGTCCGTAGCGGCCCGTCTTGAAGCGGTAGAAGAAGAGCATCAACTCCGTCACCTTCAACGAGCGGCACTCCACGGCCAGTATGTCGGCCAGCTGCTCCTGCTGCTTCTCTGTCAGGTTGCGTGCGCCGGTGAAGGCCGACATGTCGTAAATCTGCGGCACCAGCCATGCCGACGCAAACTGCTCGCCGTAGCAGTCGCGCAGCTCGTCGAGCGTAGGGAAGTCGCCCGTCACGGCCACCTCCGGCTTCATGGCGAAGTATGCCTGCGTGTCGGGGTTCACCTTCTGGAGGAACTGCTCGCGCTGGCCGTACCTACGCTGAATCGCCGTCGTCCTTGCGGAGTTTGCGCTCAATGATGCGCATCGACTGCTCGCGGAGTTCGTCGTCGGTAGGGTGCTGGCCGTCGCCGGTCGCAGCGCGTCGCGCTGTTGCTGTAGTGCCTGCCGTATGTCTTGTGGTTGCTTCTGCATTGTTATTATTGCTGTGTGATCTAAATTCTCCGTTGTTCTCGCGCTGCTGCCACGTCACGCAGCACGCTTGCCATTTCCTGATGGGCTTGTTCCTGCCCTGCACCCAGCCGTTAGCCTCGTAGTGGTTCCAGAACTGGATGGGGTCGAAGGTGTAGCCCTTCTCCTGGCAGTAGGCCGTCACCTCTTCCTGCGTAGGCGGGGTGAAGCGTGACGGTTTCTGCGCCGCCGTTTTTTCGCCCTCGCGCAAATTTTCCCCCACACCCCCTTTACTACTACCTATACTATTATTATTATTCTCTATCTCTATCTCTTTGCGCGACGCGCCCGCGTGAGAAACTGGTGCTTTTTCGTGTACTTTTTCAGTACCTTTTTCGGTACTTATTTCTGCACTTTTTTGTACCTGTTTTTGCACCCCCTTTTTACCCCTTAATTCACTACCCTCCACCACGGCCATCGAACCGCTGGCCTGGTCGTCGGCGATGGTGCCTTCAGGGTCGCCGTCGCGGTCGAGATCGGGCAGCGTGAAACCGTTGTCCTTATACATACGCGGCTGCACCAGCATGTCGCCCTCGACCACTATGATACCATACTTATACAGCTCCTGCAGACCCGCCAGAATATTCTTCTGCCGCCACGGCAAATCGTTCTTCGCCAGCATGGCCGCGAAATACGGCAAACGCTCGTATTTATCGGCAGTTGCGAGGCATTGCTGGGTCTTGCTTCTGCGCCAGTTGGGGTGCAGTTCCCAGTCTGATATTCGGTAGGCTCCTGGCTGTGGTGGCTCATTGAGTCGGCATAGCAAAAAGAAGTACACGCCGGCGGCCTGCTCGGAGAGAGCGCGGCACCTGGGCGACGACAAAATGTCGCGGGTAAAGACAGGTAGAACAGGGTTACGTTTGCGTCCCATAATATAGTGAAGAGTTAAGAGTGAAGAGTGAAGAATTTGCTTCCGCTGAGTGGCAGAACTTGTGGCAAAACCAGTGCAGAATGTCGTGCAAAAACTGCGATAGTAAACGCGATAGGTTGATACATAGTTTGCATCATTCTATGTGCATTACTACGTGCGTTACTATGCACGCTTTTTTGCGCAAAAGTCGTGCATAATTGCGTGCATTTTCGTGCATAGTTTGCGCAGAAATACGTTAATTTCTGCACGGGATTTAGCATTGAGGGTAATATCGTCGTTGTCATACGTCTGTGTGTATATATTAAAAGGTGGCTACTTGGCCAGCATGGCCTTGCGTTCCTCGGCCATCTGCTGTGCAAGGTCTTCCACGGCCTTGTTGCGCATGTCGGCCAGCTCGCGCATGGCCTTCTTGGCGTGGCCGGGCGTGCTGAAGATGTCATCGGAAAAATCCTCCACGGCCTTTATGGTGCTGTCGAAGGGCAGGTCGGGCGAGATCCACAGCTCCATGAGTTGCTGCACACCCATTTCTATATTCCTCTCCTCCAGGGAGTCGAGCGAGTAGGTGCTCACCTCGGGGGCCATGAGCGAGAGGGCCTGCCGCCACTTCAGGCTGACGCGGTGCAGGGAGAAAGGTTGGTAGAGCTGTTCTACATAGTCCATCGTCAGCAGGCCCTCAAACGCTTCGTGCGCCGACTTCATGGCCCGCTGCCATACGACCACGGCCAGCTCCAGCACGTTGGCCCCGACGAGTCCCCACGCCACCAGCTCGGCATTTGGCACGCCGTGGTGCTCCAATGAGAGGCGAAACTTGTTCCACAGTGAGCCGATGAGCGGCTGGCTCTTCTGATAGGCCAGTGCGCCCGTGCCCTCCCAGAACTCGAAGTAAGTCTTGTCGTTTATCACGCCGTATTTCCTGCGTGCTTCATCGGGCATGTCGCTGACGCGGAAGAAGCGGACGCCGTGCTCGCCGGGGTACATCAGCCGGCGGCGATAGTGGTCTTTCTCCTGTAGTGCCTGGTTGAAGAGCTGTTTTACACGCTGCTTATAGTGGGGGTGCGGGTGCCACGGCTCTTCGGCGTAGCTCTCCTTAGAGCGCACGTCGGCAATCTTGTTCAGGCAGTGGAGCATGATGGCAAGCGCGGCATTGTTGGCCACGCCCGTCATCATCTTGACGAAGCCCGCCACTTGTGCCACCGTCTGCTCCAGTTGCTGCATGGTGATGCCCTTGGGATTTGCGGCTTGGGCGACAAGGGGCTTTCCCGCAGGAGAAGCTGTGGTCACGGCGGCGGCTGCTGCTGCGGATGGCGCGTCGGTGTCCTCGCCAAACTCGGTGCGGAGGGCGGTGGCAAGGTCGGGTTCCTCGCCCGTCTTGGCACTCAGCACCAATGCGTTGATGAAAGCCTTGCGTAATGACCGTCGCTCTTCGTCGGTCAGGTGTTCGTCGGCGGCAATGTTGTCGGCCAGTGCGTAAATCTCCTTTCCCGATTTCTCGATAATCATCTTACGGAAGATGTCATCGCTTATCTGTTCTGCCTTGTCGATGATATTCTTCGGCAGTCGTTTCAGTAGCCGTTTCCGCATGGCGAGGAATGGCGCACTTTTCGGGATGTCCGTTGTTTGCTGTGAGAGGTTGTCCATTGTAGATGTCGTTTCGTTTCAATTCGTTGCTGTAAAGTTATAAAATCCTTCTGAGAACTTAGTGACTGACTTCGCGGTCGAAGGGCAACACGAGGGCTGCCCGGTCGGCCATAGCGGCCACGGCATGATACTCGTCGGGACGTGCAGGACGCTCACCGCACAAGGCGGCAAGAGTCCGGGTGATGTATTGCGTTCGGGTCATAGTTATTTTCGATTTTTGAATTTTCGATTTACGATTTCTGTGTTCAGCCGTGCAACTTCATGCCGTATCTCTCCTTCATCAGGCGGTGCGCCCATTCGGGGATGCTGCTCTCGTCGTGCAGATGCTCGTGCATATAGTCCTCCAGCTCGCGGACGTACCCTTGCAGCAGACTGGCGAACTCGGCTTCCGGAACGCAGCCGCCTTGTATTCCGAATCGGCGCTGAATATACTTCACGTCGTTGGTGAACTTGCGGTTGAGCACCATTTCCTCCTCGCCGCCGCCATGCACATAGACGATGGCGAAGATGCGGGCCGCCGTGTCACGGCTGATGTACGGCAGGCCCACGCTCTCGAAAGCGGCGATGGTCTGCTCCTGCAGGGTAGTGGCTTGTTCTCTGTTCATAATGTCTTTGCTATTTTATTTTGTTCCATACTTCTATCTCATGTTTAAAATATCTCTTGTAGAACTGCATCGAGCGGCAGATGCTGCTGCTGACCGTCCCAAGGCTCACGCCACACTCGCGGGCTATCTCCGTCGGCGTGTTGCCCTCTATCCACATTCGCAGATACCGCTGCCGCTTGTCGCCGGGCTGCACGCGGAACCAGTCGAACTCATAGCCGCCGCGCATATAGTGGGAGGGCTGCTCGTCGATGGTGCCGTACTCCTGGCGGTCGCTCACATGCTTCAGTCGGTCGATGGCGCGGAAGCGTGCCACGCGCTTCCACAGGCCGATGAACTTGTCGGTCTCGCGCTGGTGGCCCATATAGCCCTCGCAGCAGAGGTAGATGAAGGCATCCTGCGCCGCGTCCTTGCAGTCGTCGAGCGACTGACCCGTGACGTAGTTCACCGACCATGCCACGTCGAGGAAGTGAGCCTGATACATCTCCTTGCGCCGCTCCATCGTCTCGGCCCACTGCGGGGGTATCACCGGCTGCTGCTCGCGCAGGTTCGAGGGGCGCACGTCGTAGGGGTTGCCGTTGATGAACTCCAGCCGGACGTCGGGCGTCCACCGGCAGGCGACGAAGGTGCTCCACGTCAGCACCTGCAACTTGTGCTGCACCTGGTGGTGCGGTCGGTCGGAGAAGCGTGCCGTCCATCCGCTGGCCCAGCGCAGGTGCTTGCTCTGTCGGGTGAGCGGTCGGCCCTGTATGAGCTGCTGGCCGTAGAGGTCGCCCGTGTAGCCCACGAAGTAGCTGATGTTGCCTATCGTGGGGTAAGGCAGCGGGCGCACCTCGCACTGGCTGCGCTCCGTCATCTCGCGGAGTGCCGCCTCGCGGCTGTCGCTGAAGAATCCGTTACCGATAACCATAGCTTGCGTCAGTCCTTGTCCTTACTGAGTTCGGCGATGATACCTTCCGCGAATCGCTCCACCTGCTCCAGGCTGCGGGCATGGATCACGTCGCCCCCACGGTTGAAGATGATGTCCACCCTGCCTTCATCGCAGTCTTGCAGCCGGAACGTGCTCGTCATGCGCAGCGATGCCTGGCTGTAGAGGTCGAGTGCAAACTGCTCCAGCGTCTTCTCGTTGGCGAAATTCTTTCTCACGTCGCCCACCCGTAGTTCCAGCATCCCGCTCTCATAGCGGGTGATGGTGAAGGGAGCCTTTGCGCCATTCGCCGTAGTCTTATTGTTGCTGTTCTGTTCGTTCATTGTCGTTACTTACTCCTTTTTATAGTTTATCGCCGTGCTCCGACGGGCAGACGTGCGTAGATTCATACTGCCGTAGGCTCGTTTCGTTGTCTGCGTGGGGTCGTTGAGCCTGACTAACCTTATTAGCCCTCCTCGCGGTGTGGAGCCGTCTGCCGGTCGTGAGCGCGTCGATGTGTCGTTTCCGTAAACCTTACCTTTTTCTCGGAAAACCTAACCTTTTTTCTGAAAAACCTAACCTTTGCGTTTTCGGGCCTCCCTCGGTTGATGTTCAATATCAACCCTCGGTCGATGTCACATATCAACCCTCGGTCGATTTTTCGGGGGCTTTCAGCCTTGTTTGCCCTGCGCGTGGCATAGGTCATTCGCTGAACAGGTCGCCTACCACCTCCCAGTTTTTTAGGTCGAGCAAGGCCAGCGGTTCGTCGCCGCCGTTGGTGCGCTGGGCGAAAAAGGCCGAGCGGTCGTTGTTCCAATACACATCGCGGAAAATCTCCTTGTCCTTCATCTTCAGGATGTCGTGCTCAAAGATGTGGCGACCGTTTCTGTCTGTCTTGCCTGTGTACTGGCACAGCGTCTTCTCGTCCACCGTGCGCCAGTAGCCGCCGTTGCTGCGGTTGCCGGGATCGTCGTTGAAGATACTGTGGCTTTCTCCGTAGCCGACCACCTTTCCGTGGTCGCCCTCTATGGCCGGATGCAGCAAGGCATAGTAGCCCTCCACCCATTCGCCAGTCTTGAGGTCTTTGCCTCTAAATCTTATTTTTCTCATAGTCATTCAATCCTTTACATTCTGTTCCTCCCCGAATATCATCTGCCTTGCCCTCACGATGTCGGGCCGCTGGCTCTCCATGAAGCGGCGGTAGCCGGCACACTGGCCGCAGGGGCGGAAGCGGCGCATACGGCTCCAGATGTCGGCAAACGGGTCGGCGGTGACGTTGCCCACCGAGGGGCACAGGCGGCTCTCCGACAGGTGTACGCCCCCTGCGGCATCCACCGACGGCTTGCACAGCTGACCGTGCATTTGCAGCGCAACGCCATAGCCTTGCGGCATGGGCAGTTGGCGTGCGGCGAGCGTGGCATTCAGGCACGACATAAATTGCGGGTTGCGCTCCACCTCGCGCTGTGCATCGGGGTTGGTCCTCGCCCGTCCGAGGTCTTGCATGTAGATGGTCGAGTCGATGTCAACGACGACTTTGCGGTACTGCTCGTAGTCGCTGCGGTGGCTCACCACGTAGTCGTAGTCCTTGTACCACTGCCGGTGCGTATATACCTGCATACCGAGATAGGAGTGCATTCGGGTTATCCAGTCCACGCGCTGCCGTTTCATCTCGTCCTTCAGCCATGCGCCGTTGGAGACGATGGTGAAGGTGCAGCTCGTAGCCATGTCGAGCCACTCGCACATTTCCGTGATGTGCTCGTTTTCCGTCGGCTCGCCGCCCGACAGCACGAAGTGGCTGCAGCCGATGTATGTGCCGAACTTGACGGCCTGCCTGAATGTGTCGAGCGTCATCACCAGCCCCGTTGACTGTGCGTCCTCCATGCAGTGCGGACACTGCATCTGGCATTGTGTAGTCAGTTTGATAAGCATAATTCGTTTCCTTTGTTTTTAGCCGCCTGACGGCGGGAAATTATATAAAAATTACATTCAAAAATTATTCACTTCTCTTTGTCCATCTACTTCTATCAGGTCTTTGCAATACTCTTTCCTGCCGGCCATGACGTGACACGACTTGGTGACGTATCGCCCCGTCTTTCGGCAGATATAATCCTTGAGTGGTTTCTTGCGTTCCATCGCTCAGTCCTCCTTATCCTTTTTCTCAAACAGTTCACGCAACACACGCTCGATGTTGTTGATGCTTCCGGCAAAGAAGCCGAGGGCGAGCGATAGGGCGATGAGTTCGCGGGTGGTGTACTGCCAGCCTGCCAAGCCGAAGAGCAGACAGAACAGCAGGGAGTAGATAATCCACGAGGACATGCGGTCGGCCATCCTTGTCAGCGCTTTCGGTGCAGGAGCCTTGCGCTTGTGGCCGTTGGGGGCGGGCATCACGGGTATATCGTGTTCTACGTCGTCACCAGATATGTGTGGTTCAGGTACGTCGGTTGTTATCTCTGTGTCGTTGCCCAGTGCGTCGAGTTCTTCCTGAAGCCGGTTCTTCTCCTGATACAGCACAGCCATCAGCTTTGGGTTCATCCATTTTGGCAAGTGTACGCAGTCGTAATCTTTGCCGCTGTAGTTCTTACAGAAGTCGAAGTGGAACGAGCCGGGGCGGTCGTTGATGTTCCAATGGCTCCAGCGCTGCATCCTGTAATAGTCGGTTGCATTGGTTATCAGTCGGATGTCCTCCTCCAGCTGTTTTGCCTTTGTTAATGTCTCTTTGTCCATAGTTTGTTTCCTTTTGTTCTTAGCCTGCTGTCGCAGGGAAATTATATAAAAATTACATTCAAAAATTATTCAGTTACGCCTCGCGCATATCGCTATTGTACCGCTTGCGAGCCTCCTTGCGGCACCAGCTGGAGCGGAACGTCACGCTGCGGGCAAAACGACGGTGCAGCCGCTTCATCTCGGGATAGTTGTCACCGCTGATTTCTGGCCAGATGTCGAACCACGCATAGTCGAAATGCTCCGTCGGACGGTACTGGAAGATGTCTTCGCAGACAATCTCCACTCGCGGGTCCTGATAGCACGGTGCCACAAGGTTGATTACGTCTTGCGACTTCTCTACCACTACGATGCGCCGGCACTGCCCACGGTCAAGCAATGCCTGCACCACCATGCCCAGCCCCAGTCCAGCTATGAGCACGCTGCCAGATGCCTTTCCGATAAAGTCGGCATGGTCGCGCACCTCGGCTGGCGTGTTCGACATATACAGCCCGCCGCCCTCTGTCAGCATCCAGTAGTCGCCAGCTTCAAGCGCCCGCTCGCTGCACCCATTGATGACGCAGCGCACTTTAGACCATTTCGCGTCCTGTTCGCTGACAGTGAACGGCCTGACCTCCCACGATCCGCTCTTGCCCGCCTTTAGGTGCAAGTCAATCCTTTGTATGAAGTTTCTCGCCATTGTGTCAGTCTTCCTTATCGTTATTCCGTATTTTCACCAGCATCAGTTGGCCGTCCTTGCCAATACCCAAGTCGTAGCCCTCGCTGCGCATCTTATCGAACAGAATCTCGCGCTGCTGCTCGTTGGCGGGGGTGATGCCGAGGTCGTCGGCACGTCCAAAATACTCGTCCTCGTCGTAGAACTGGAAGGCTCCTGGCTGGTCGGGTGCCTCGGTGTTGCAGCTACAGAAGAGCTTTAGCTTGCGGTCGTCGCCCTCGATGCCCTTGAAGATGAAGGCCATCCGCGTAGGGTGATAGAAGAGGATGTGGCCGGGGCGTGCGTCGTTGATGTTCCAGCGGCGGTAGTCCTCCTCGTGGCACTTCGGGAATCCGCTGCTCTCACAGATGTAATAGCCGTTACTGTATCTCTTAACCAGGTCGTAGCGCCCGGTGCTGATTTCGGTTATCCAGTCGCCCAGCGAGAATTTCGGTGCTTCCTCGCGCCGTGCTATCACTTCGCGCATCACGGCCCAGTAGGTCTGCTGCTCGCTCCTGGTGGCGGGCACGGCGCGACCGTCGGCACGCTTCACGGCACAGCGCCGCACGATGTCTATACCGTTGAACGAGAATATTTGCCGGTTGTCCTTCGGGTTCAGTCCGAGCGACATGAACACGGCATTGCTGCCCGCCACGCGGAACAGCGTGCCTGGGCGGTAGATGCGCTTGTAGTTTCTTTTCTTCATTGTAGTTGTCTGTTAATAATGTTATTTAATCCTCCTTTCCTTTCACGCACATCCTGACGATGGTCTCGGTCAGCACGTTGCCGTTGGCGCGGGCCATCTGGTCGAGTTTCTCCACGTCGAACTCCTCGGCAGAGAACTTGAACTGAATCCAGTTCGGTTCAAAATCGCGGTAGTCGAGGTATGTCTTCGGCTCGTCGGTGTCGAGCACGTAGCGCACCATGCGCAGCAGGCGCAGTCCTGCGGCACGGCTCGATACAAAACCGCTCACATCGAAACTTGAAGCGCCACGGCTCTTCCAGTATTCGCCGCCGCCTTCGGGGCGCTCGTCCTTGGGGTCATAGCGCACGATGTCGCTATTGAAGTATTCAATGGACACCGTTACGCCACGGCTACCGAAACTGATTCTGTCCGAGAATGGCCGGTATTCGCGTCTGTCGTTCTCAATAAGGAAAGGCACGTCACTGGGGTCCACGTTATTCTTGTGACAGGTTGTCACCCAATCATCCACCCAATTCTTCAGGTGGCTCAGTGTGATAATTTTTTGCTCGTCCATAATTCGTATAATCCGTTTTAATTCTTGCGTCCCTGCGGTAGCAAGCGTCTCCTTGCGTCGCCGAGCGCGTTGTTTTTATTCTTTCGTCTTATCGTCGCTCATGCCAGGAACTCCGAGCATCTGACTACGACATATCGGATAGTCGCGTTTCATCTGCTCGATTAGTACACGTGAAGGGTAGATGACATTGTTGTGTATGCGGTCTTGCCACGCCTTGACGACTGAGTAGGGAGAGGGTTCCCACCGCACGGGCTTCGGGCGCAATAAGTCGGCCTTGGCGGCAACGAGGCGACCATCGCCCATGATTTCGGCCTGCAGTCCGCTGACCTCTACAAACTCGGTGACGACGTAGCCCATCTGCGACATCTTCACCAGCGCCTTCTCGCGGTCCTCCTTGCGGGCATACACCACAACCTCGGTGCCTCGCGGCCAGTCGGGATGTTCGAATGCCTTGCGCACCGCTTCCTCGTCGAAGAGCCTTGCTGTTTCGTCATGGTCGGTCATCGTTCAGTCCTCCTTATTCTTCTATTGTCACTTCGTAGGTTCTGATATTCACGCCGCCGATTTCCGTATTGACTTGCGTCACGTCACAGTAGAGCGGTTTGACCCATTCGAGCGGTTGGTGCGGCTCGTCGGGGAACAATGGTGTCCTGATTTGTCCGATGGGTGCGTCGCCGTGTTCGCGCAGTATCTGTCCGATGCGTCCGTAGAGGTTGCTGAGCATCATGTAGTGTTTGCTTGCCATAATCCTATACCTTCTAATGTTACCATCCCAAATCGTCTTTCATCAGTCTGCGGTATTCCTTCCACTCCTTTGTGCCTGGTCTGGCATAGCGCAGACGCGGGTCGTATAACGGGTCATATAAGTCTTCTTTGTCTCCCATAATTCTTATTGTTTTGTTGATGGCCTGTCGGCCAGAAATTATACAAAATTATATTCAAAAATTATTCATCGCATAATGATTTTAGTTCCCATTCCCGGAGTTCTGCTCTATCAGGTGATCCATCTTCACGTCGCGGACTTTGCTGCCGTACTGGGCATTCAGGTCGTCGCAGCGCGAGGCACACTGCTTGATGATGTCGCGGATGACGGGATAGCGCATCATCGCAAAGAGTATCTGCGCCGAAATCTCGTTGGTCTTGCCGCCAATCACAAAATGGTTTCCCTGATGGCCGATGAACATAAACGAGGCATCGCTGCCCTGAAGGGTGTCGAGCCGCTGCTGCACGTCGTCGAACACTTGCTTGATTTCTTTCTCTTTCATAATTCGTCTGTTTTCGTTTGCTGTTGCTTACTTCACGTATCGCTCCACCATGTCGCAGATGTCGCCGACGGTCTTCGCCTGATAGGCATCTGCATCGCTGACGTGGATATTAAACTCGTGCTCGATCTCCATCAGCACCTCTATGCAGTCGAGGGAGTCGCCGCCGAGGTCGTCCTCAAAATTCGCGTTGTTCTTCACTTCTTCGGGCTCTACGCCCAGTTTGTCCACCAGTATGTCGGTGACTTTCTTCTCAATGTCTTGTCTTGTCATATCACTGTTTATATAGTTTAATTCTCTCTTCTAAAGTCAGCTGCCAGTGCGGACACTCATCGCATTGAACGATTGAAGCTATCCTGCACCATTGCGGCTTTTTCCTTAATCCACATTCCATGTCCTCATGGTTTGTTTAATTATACTGTTAGCATTTTTTCTATATGACATAGCCAGCCGCATAGTTTGTTGCAACTGATGTAAGAACTCAATCATGCTCCAATGTGATGCGAGAGGCGAGTCAATGCGAACCATCCAGTCTTCCTTTGGATTGTCATTTAGCTCACGACACCATAGCGATACGCTTGTCAGAGTGTCAAGCCGCCACGTCCACTGGTGTTGTCCCTCTATGCCGCGGAAGTTAAACTTCTCGGATCCGTTCTGTTCAAATATCTCCTTTACCAATGGTATTGGCTCTATGGTGTCTTCGTGAAACTGTCCGTCTTCGCCTTCTGCTCTGATGTACGGCGGTACTATTGCAGAGACTTTCAGAATCAGTCCGCCGTGTTTCTGCTTAACGATGTCGCCAACCATTAACTCTTTTGCTTCCATATCCTCTTATTTTAATGCTTTTAGTAATTTCTCTGCGCTCTCCGGGTTGTCGAAACCCTTGATGTCAACCCACTTGTCGGTGAAGAATCCCTCCTGCAGCACCTGCACGAAGTAGCCGTCATAGGGGATGCAGCCGCCACCGGGGTAGCAAGGGTATCGGTGTTCTATCCTGTATCTGGGCATAGTACTCAGTCCTCCTTTCCTTTGTTCATCTTCATCCCTACGAAGTTGCCCAGTAGCAGTAGCAGGATGGCGCCGGCATTTCTCAGCACAAAGCCCAGATGCCACTGCCACGACGGGAATTTCGTATAACTATTCATGTCGAAGCCGATGTCGAGCAGCAGCCAGGCAAGCATAAAACCTGTGGTAAAGCATATCCAATCACGTTTCTTCATATCGCTCTTGATGTTTAATTACACTTCAGGTCTTTCGGGAATGTCATAGACGGGGCGCTTGAATATATAGCACTCTAAGGTGCCGATGGTTGAATATCCTGTAAGTTCCCAGCCGTCTTGTCCTATCTCCGTCAGCGCCTCCATCGTCAGGTTTGTCTCTTTCCGATACTCCCACTTGGGCGTAAGCGTGATTACGTTTGCTTCCATCATATCAGTCCTCCTTTCCTGCTCTCACCAGTTTCACCTCCCGCGTGCCGTCGTCGTAGAGGGCTGTGCGGCTGCCGTCCACATAGGGTGTGAGCCGTCGCGTGAGGCGCCGCCCGGTGTAGGTGACGTAATACTGATAGGTCCTGCCGTAGTCAGACTTGCAGCCCTTCATGCCGTCGATGCGGATGATGCTGCCTCGGCTCTCGATGATGTCGCCTGTCTTGAATCGGCTGTGGGCCGCTGCCCAGCGGTTCAGCGCCTGCTGGCGGTCGCGCTGGTAGTCCTCCTTCAGCTTCCGTGCCGTCTGGTTGTAACCTGCGTCCAGGCGGCTGAGTTCCATTGTCAGTTGCTCGTTGGTCATATCGCTCTTATTCTAATGCTTTTAACAATCTCTCTGCGCTCTCCCTGTCACCGAAGCCTTTGACGTCAACCCACTTGTCGGTGAAGAATCCCTCCTGTAGCACCTGCACGAAGTAGCCGTCGTAGGGGATGCAGCCACCACCGGGGTAGCAAGGGTATCGGTGTTCAATCCGGTATCGGGGCATCGCTCAGTCCACTCCTTTATTCCACAGTCTGTCCCACCAGTTGCGCTTCATCAGCCGGTCGATGCGTCCGAGCGAACTGTCAAGATGCTGCTGGCTGCGTTTTAACTGCTCTTTCAATTCAGAGATTTCCTGCCGCTCCTGGCTCTGGATGCGGTTAGCCATGTCCTTATAGAACTGGCTCTTGGCCTCCTGTTCAATATCGTCGAAGTTCAGGAACTCGTACTTCTCTGTGCATGAGTCCAATGCGTGTTCGTTAATCGCCTTCCACGGATTGCGCGTTATTGTCACCGTCTTCTTGATAACCCTCAGACGACCATCCTTTGCATTGTCCTCGATGGCCTCCGAAAGGTTCTTGTTCTCATGCTCCAGTTGTTTTACTCTGTCTCTGAGCGCATCATAGTCACTCAGTTCGATGTTTAATATTGGCATAATTCAGTCCTCCTTGATTTCCATTGTCTTCAATATCTTCAGCAGCCGTGCCAGTTCGTAGTTTCGGTAGGCCGTCATGGCGTAGGTGTGGGGTCGCGAGTGGTTGTAGCCGTAACGGCGGATATACTCCAGGCAGGCCCGCTTGGTGAGGAAGGCGCCGGTCTCTTCGCTCACGCGGCTGTGCTCTTCCACCCATACCACGCTGGCAGAGCTGATGCCCATCTCGTCGTGGATGAACTCAAACACGGTGTCGAGGTCGTCATGGTCGAGTGTGTCCCAGAGATGTATTAGATCTTTGTCCTCTATGTTTTCGTTCACCCACTCCACGGCTTCATCGAGCGTCATCACCGAGCAGTCGCCGTCGCAGTTGTAGATACGGGCCTCGCCGCAATCCTCCGGCGCAGGTTCTTCTCGTGTCTCTATCACCCCCCAGAACACGGGATCGGCATTTCCGTCGTTCGGTTGCGTGAGAAGTTCGTGTTGCAGGTCGCGCAGGAATTGTGCGTCGTCCTGCGATAGTCTGATTTGTGCCATAGTTCAATCCTCCTTTCCTTAATACTCCACCTCAAACTGGTCCTTGGCCAGCTTCTTCTTGTTAAAGCCCTTGGGGATGCTGTCGGAGCAGATGAGCAGATAGCGGTCGGTGTCTTTGTCGTGCGCCGGCTGACAGTAGTACGACACGCCGTTCTTATCATCCATTGCGTGAATACCAAACTCGTGCAGCGGTTCCTCGCCAATCTCGTGCTCACGGGCATACTCGTCGAAGGCGGCGGCCAGGGCAGCACCCTCCTTGTAGCGTGCGGCAGGCACCCATACGTCCTTCTCGCCCTTCTTCTTCCGCAGTACGTGCGGGTTGATCTTCGGCTCGTCCTCCTTGCTGATGACGAAATCCGTCGTCAGTAGCGAGATGATGCCCCAGTGGAACAGGTGGTAGATAGTGGTCGGCCTGACACCAGCCGCCTGTTCCACCAAGTCTTGCGCCCCGTTCATTGCACTGGCCATGCGGTCGTACATGTCCTTAATCGTCTGCTCCAGTGCGGAGCCCTTCTTTGCGATAATCTTCATAATTCGTTCAATTTGTAGTCTTATTCATCATCGTCGTCATCGTTCATCCTGCGTCGCAGCATGTCGAAGAAAGTCTTGGCGGCTGTCTCTGCCCGCTCCTTATCCTCGCTGTGGCGCTCGGCCTGGATGCGGGCTATCTGACGGCGGCGGTCGAGGATGTCGCGGACGATAAGCATGGTGAGAAAAGCCATCAGAAGCACGCTGGCGATGGTCGTTGGTAAGTGAAAGGCAGGGCTAAGCGCGGTGAGCACTGTGAGTAGGATGCTGTAGCCTATCGGCAGGGCCAGAAAGGCATAGTCGCGGTTCAGGCGGCGACGGTTGCGGCGCAGAAGTTCGCCGGTGACTCCCTCGTCGCCTCCGGCCATGATGCGTGCCTTGCGAAAAAGGTCTTGGCCCCACTTGTTGTCGTGCATCATGTCGGCGATGTCGGCGGCAATGCGCATACGGCTGCCCATCGTGCAGCGCAGGTGGGAGGTCTTCTCCGCGCCGGTGGCATCGAGGGCAATGAGCAGCATGGCGATGTCGCCGTCTGCGGGCTCTGCATATTCCTTGGCCATATAGCTGGCAAAGGCTTGCGCCTGCCGGATAAACTCGGAGTCGCAGCGGTCGATGTCCTGGGTGCCGGGCTGCGAGGGCTGGTGTTTAGGGCTCTCTTGTCTCATATCGTTGTTCTATTGTTCTGTTTTCTCTTTCTTTACTTTCCCCACGGTGAACGTGCGCCACGTGCCGCCGTCGAATGGCAGGCGCTGTGGCTGGCCGACGCTGATGGTGACGGTACCGCCGCAGAAGCGGGCACAGTCCTCGCAGATGTTCATCAGGCACTGCACGAGCACCTGTGGGGCGGTGGTGAAGCGCGATGGGTGTCTGACGTTCCAGAGGGTCATCTGTGGGGAGATGTAGATGGCCTGATTGTCGATGATGAGCCAGCGCATCCGTCGTGGGGCGACGTAGCCCTCTTCCAGCAGGGCTTCCTCTTTGGCCTGCTGCGCTTGACTATAGAAGGCTACGAATATCGCTCCGTGTCCGTAACGCTCCCGGTATTGCTTCCGTGTCAGTCGGGCATTAAGCCGTAGCCAGAACTCGGTGAACTTGGGACTCTCGTAGTAGCCCTTGTCGCTCCAGTGGGCTATCTCGTCGCTGAAGCGGATGCTGATTTCATCGCGCTGACCACTTCGAGCGTCTTGCTCTCGGCCCGCTGCTTCAGCAGCTTCTTCATTTGGCGGAAGTTGAGCCCCGCCAGGCTTGTCTTTTCTCTTTTTGCCATAGTTTTGTTTTATTAGGCTGCGCCGTGAGACTCGCGTAATACGCTCGTCTACTGAACGGCGGCAGCAAATTCTTCACTCTTCATTCTTCATTCTTCATTTAGAAGGTATTATCGTCACTTCCCGCCCGTCGGTGCGGTAGAGGTCTGTGAGGCAATCGGCCAGACGTTTCATCTGGCGGTCGCTGTCGAGGGTGATGGTGGTCTGCAGGTCGCCCTCTGTCACGTAGAGGATGACGTGGTTCTGTTCGTAATGCTTTGTTACTTTCATATTGTTGTCTTTACAATTTACTGTTTTCTTTCTCGTCGGCTTTCATTTCGGGCTTCTCGAAGAGCCAGGACTTTATCTGGAAGTCGCCCCAGGATTTGCCCGCTAACGGCATGACGACGAAGAGTACGATGGCAATGGTATTGACAACTGGTATGAAAGCCATTGCTATAAAACCGATATAGACTATCCTCGGCAGGATAATCCGTTTCGGCTCGCGCTTCTCCCAACTGTCGGGCACGTCATACAGGCAGTAGGCGAGCAGGTAGGTCGCATAGAGCGACGCTACCACACTCAGAATATATATGATAGTTGATGTTCCCATAGCCTTACTTACCTATCACTTTACTTACGTCGAGCATCATACCGTTGCCGCCTACAATCTGCGGCATCTTACCATCCCACTTCTCAATCATGTCCTCCTGGATAATCATCGGGCTCAAAGAGGCGGCGATGGTTTTGTTATAGTACGCCTCGGCATCGGCCTTGATGCGCATAGCACGGGCGGCACCCTCGGCCTTGGCCACGTCGATCTTCGCGTTGGCTTCGGCTTCCTTTACCTGGTTCTCTGCCTTCAGGGCAGATTGAATTGCCGCGTTCTTAGCGTCTATCATACTCGTCAGTGAGGCTGGTGGTGTAATCTTCGACGTGAACTCCTCGACGAGGAAACCCTCTGCCATCATCGACTTCTCCAGCCGCGAGCGCACGTCGCGCTCGAAGTTGGCACGGTTCGACATCAGCGAGTCCGAGGTGTACTGGTTGGCGCAGGTGCGGTAAGCCTCGTAGATACAGGTGCGGATGTAGCCGTCCTCCAGCGACTTCACATCGATGCGGTACTTCACGAAGATGTCGCACGCCTTGGCCGGGTTGATGTGGTAGGCGATGGTGGGGTCCATCTCGAAGATGGAGGCATCCTTGGCGTTCACCTTAATAGTCTCGTACTGCTTGCGCTGCGTAAAAGTGGGATAGGTGAACACGTCGGTGGTGATGGGGTTGTAGAACACCCAGCCCTTGCACGTTCCTTCCACGCCGCCGTAGTCTTGCTCCGAGGCTGACCACTTGTGGAACTTGACACCCACCTCGCCGCTATCGACCACCGTGCAGCAAGCGAAGAAAATGATTAACATGAGCAGCACCGAGGCTGCCACGGCACTGAGCCGCTTGATTGTTTTCTGATTCATAATCGTTTTTGTTTTAAATGTTAGACTTAATCTCCCAATGTTTTCAGTTGTTGGATGATGCTATCAGCTTTCTCGACGACATTCTCTATGCTGCAGTCATCACGTTGCAGCAGTTTCTCCACAATTTCCACACGCTTGTCGCGCCAAAAAGTGTTCTGCTGACGCTCTAATACCTGTGCAAGCAAACGTTCCATATCCGGCAGGTCGTGCTTAGGCGACGACAGTATGCCCGGCATCAGTCCTTCCGGCAGATCTTCGATAATCTCTATTTCGTCACGTTTGTACTCGACACCATTGTGCGCGTCAAAATACATATCCTTGTTGTCTAATCGCTCCACGGCGATAATCTCTTCGCCTGTTCCCAGGACTTTTGCCTTTACAGCTTTCATAGTCGTTTTTTTTTAATTGGTGAATAAAATTATTTTCTGTTGTCAGGTTCTACCTTATAGATTTCTTTGGTCTCTACACCGCTGAACGGTCTTGTCTCTCTCCGAAAGCCCCTGCAGATGAGTGGCCGCAGGGCGGGGTCTTTGTCTCCTGTCAAAGTATCGCCGAATCGCCGTTTGCACGGTGTAAGTACGAAAAATGTGGAAACATAACAGCATTAGCAGCTATTGTCAGAACGTCGTGCCCTTTGGATTTCCCTTGAGGTCTTTACCCGAATCAAGCTCCGAGATTTAGTGTCTGATGCCCTCGCAAGTGGGGTTTGCACCCACGAGGCCGCCTTTACGGCCTCTTTTTGATTCGTTGTTCAACAATGTTGTTAATTCACTCATACGGACTCGCTTTGCAGTTCGACCGCGCTGTTTCTCAGCCGCTGCTGATAGCGGTACGGGAGGGTAACGCTCCCTCGCTCATCCTTGGCATTTCGGCACACGCCCTGCTATGCGCGGACGGACTTTCTCTGTGTGTGCCTTATACTGCTTGCCTGTTGCTCTGTTTACAGGCTTTCCGTACCGTTGTTTAAAATCGGGGCGGGCGCTGGCAAGGAATGGAAAAGACACCTTGGCCTCACGCTGGCCACGCCTCGCCCCGGCACGTGATTAGGTTATTTCTGCTGTCCGTTGCAGGTCATCATCGCCCGCCGCAGGGCTTCGAGGGTCTTATGTTCTTTCTGTTCCATATTCGTTTCGTTTTGATGTTTGATGTCTGATGTTCATTCCGTGATGCCGATATGCGGCCTGGAGGCTTTTACCTCGTGAAAGGTGGTGGCTTTTACCTCGTAAAAGGTAATGGCTTTTACCTCGTGAAAGGTTTTTCGGGCGTTTCGGGGCCGTTACACGTCTGCCTCACTTCAGTATCAGCCGCAGGGCAAACAGGGCGTCGCCATTGGTCATTCCTACCCCCCCACTACGGCCTCGTAGGTGCGCTCCAGCTGCCGTGGGTTGATGTCGCGGATGCGGTTCAGCTCGGGGACGGTCAGCCGGTGGCCCGCCATCGTGGCTATGCGGAATAGCATGGCCGTGCGGCTTAACCCGTTGCCGAGGAAACCTCGGCGAGCCTGCTCACGCTCGGCAGAGCCGGTGCGAGCACCGCTCTGCTCTCGCTTACTCGCAGCCTTGTCCATGAATGGTGATTTTGTCTTTGTCTGTGCCATAATTGATGTATGATGTATGATATTTGATATTGTCCGTTAAAGGGGGCTTTCGGCATCACTGCTGTACTCGCCCCATGATGCATTGTTACTGATCGCACTTCATAGCTCGTTGTCACAAGCAGAGGAATAGGCTTCCTCTCAGGTGAGTGCTGTCCTTACCTCTTGGTGCAGAACTTTGCCGTCAGCTGGCCTTGCGGCTGGCTTTGGCGTTAATCACTTGCATAATCTTGTTACGCTTCATACACTCTCGGTTTGTGTGGACTCTCACCACGGACCGTCCTTTACGGTCCTGTTGCTGTTAAACTTGTTATGATGTTACGATGCCTGCCGCTGCAGGACTTTTTATCTTTCTCTTGCCGTAGTCGCTTTTTCCCTCATGTTGCTTCTTATTCCGGCTCCAGTCCGTTCATCACCCTGCATTCGTGCAGCCTTCGCTCCATCTGCCGTCTGTATTCGGCCTGCTGCTCCTTGGTGCGCTGTCGGTCGCGCTCGGCTTGTTTTTCGCGCCGCTGCTGTTCGTGGCGCTCTTGCTGCAGACGGTCGAGGGTCTCGGCTACGTCGCGGTGCCGTTTCTCCTCGTTGGCCATGCGCTGCTGGTATTTGCGGATCAGTTCCTGGTTGTGTCTTACCTGAGCTTTCATGCGGTTTATCTTCTCTATGAGCTGCATGTTGGCATCTTCCAGCGCACGGATGCGGTCGGACAGTGGCGGTTTCATTCCGTTGCCTCCTTTCTCGCCGTCGGCGGCACGGTCTGCGGGTTCAGCCGTATCAGCTCTTTCTTCAGTGCGTAGAAGATGCCGCCTATGCTTCGGCACTCCTCGCGCAGTGTCTCTCGGCGGCGGTTGATGTTGCCCAGCTCGATGTTCAGTTCTGCCAACTGCCGCCCTATCTCATGTCGGCGGCGGTTTAGTGTCTCGCTCTCTTCCTTCACCGGCTGCAGAATATCGGCCTGCGCCCGGCGCAGCTGGTTCATACGGCGGTCAAACTCCTGCTGTGTCTGTACCTGTTGGGGGGGGTATTTCTCCCTCATTTCTTCAAATGTAATCATACTTCTTCTTGTCCTTTAGTGGGTTCGTGAAATTAGTGTTCGTAAAAAATCACATTTCCCCCATGTCTGGAATCTCCATCCGATACACCCTGACGGTGCGGTCGGGGTCGCAGCGCTTGTTCCAGTCGATGCGGTAGTCGCCACGCCACTCGTAGGCGCGGACGGTGACGGTGCGGCTCTTGGGATTCCTCCAGCTGTAGTCCTCGTTGCGGGGAATGACGATGCCGCGCTGCCGGGCATCCTTATACACACGGTCGGCCAGCTTGCGGCTGTCGGCACGGAGGGTGACGGCATACTGCGCGTCGGGGTCGAAGCGGGCGAGCACCTGCCGGAAGTACATCCAGGGCGTGAGGTCGGTGATGACCTGTCGCGGCTTCGCCTCTGGGTCGGTGCGGTCGATGGCGTAGCCCTGGTCGTCGGCCTTGAACTTCGTTCGAGCCTGCTCACGCTCGGCATGACTGATGCAAGCATCGTCCTGCTCTCGCTTAATCGCAGCCTTCCAAAAGCCTTCGCCGCGCAGGTTGGGATCGTCGCCACGGAAGCCTTCGGGGCGCCACCAGTAGCCGAGGTCGCGGCGCATGATGAAGAAGATGCTCCTCCGCTCCTGCTCGGTGCATTGGGGCCAAACGCGGTTCACCATGTCCTCGTAGGCGCTCCAGCGGAGGTGGGAGCCGGACATGGCTCCTTGGAGAAACCAAAGTACTTCGTGCCAGTCTAATGTGAGGGTAATCATTGTTGCTGTTCCTTTCTTTTTATATTTGGGCTGCAACAGTGTTGCAGCATACTGAACTATTGTTCCTTGCCGTCTATGTTCACGATAGGGGCCAGGCGGTGGTAGCCGTGCTTGGCGTAGGGGTTGATGTAGATGAGCTTGCGGGTCCACTCGCCCTGCTCGTCCTTGCAGGGCTGCAGGCGGAAGTGTCCTGACACGAGGAAGCCCTCATCGCGGCAGATGGTAGTAAACCAGCGGGAGTCGAGCACCTGCACGTCGATACCCATGAAGTTGTTGACCTTCTCGCCTATCAGCTGGCTCTTGCGGGTAGTGCGACGGGCGGGCAGCATTTCGAGGTCGATGTTGCCGTACTTCTTGAAGAAGAGGATGAACGACTGCTGGTAGAGTATCAGGTCGGGGGTCCAGATGTCCTCGTAGCCGCCGAAGTTGGCCACGGTCATCGTGTCCATGTCCTTATATTTGCTGATCGTCGCGCCGGGTGCATCATCGTTGATGGAGAAGTCGGAGATATGGCACAGGCGGTCGTGGCGGAACTCCATGTAGCGGAAGTTATCGTCGGTGAGGTGCATGAACACCAGGGTGCGCTCGCCGATGATGAACACCGCGTCCTCATAGACTGAGCGCAGGGCACCGTCCTCGTCCATCACGGGGCGCAGCTTGTCGTAGCTCTTCCGCATGGCGTTGAAGAACGTGGGTGACACGAGGTAGATGCGAAACCTGCCGTCGGCATACTTGCCCATGCCGATGTCGGTATTGATACGGGCTGAGAGCAGGTTGATGCTGACCCATTTCTGCTTATCGTCCATCTGCTGCACCTCGTCGCCCTTGTAGATGCGGAAGTCTGGATTGGCGGGATGGAAGTTGTTCCAAATGTTCGGCAGACACTTGGGGAATGTCTTGCAGACATCCTCGTCGAAGATTTGCAGCACGGGGTGTTTATAGTAGCTGAGATACATATCGTTTGCCTCCTATACCTTTTATTTGTTATATGATATATGCCACCCAAGCAAGCAGCCGGAGCACGTCGCGGTCGCGGGCGAGCCAGTAGGTGGTGCCGTTGTTCGAGTCCTTGACGAGTGCCACGGTGTGCTCGCGCATCGAGCCGTCGCTGTAGGCCGAGCAGAGGGAGGGCAGCGTGTATTCGTAGTAGTCGCGGATGCTGCCGAAGCCGCCGTGGGCCACGTCGCTGCCCACGGCCTGCCGGAGCTGTCGCAGGATGGCGTTGGTCTGTGCGGGATAGGTGCTGCGTCGGTCGGTCATGTAGCCGTGGGCGAAGTCCACGGGGCTCTCCACCTCCAGCGCATAGCGGTAGGGCGAGGGCGCGACGGCGGGCAGGGCGTAGATGGTGCGGCAACCGTCGGGCAGCTCGTTGGCAAACACCTCCACGGGCTTGCGCTCCTGCTGGCGGGGCTTGACGAAGAACAGGCCGTTGGCGTTGTCTGCCGTCCACTCATAGCCGCTGCGGGTCAGTGCGCCGAGGAAGCGGGCCACCTCGCTGCCCTTGGCTGGGCGCAACTGGCCGTTGCCGAGCCAGAAAGAGGTGGTCTCAGCCATATCGCCGATAGCCTGATTCGTATAGCGTGGGTTGCCGAGCGTGTACCGATAGGTCAGGCGGTCGTGGTCCAACAGTCGGCTCACGAGGAACAGCTCCCCGCTGCCCTTGTGATACAACACCTGACCAGGCTTGTAGAGCGGGAGCCTCCCGCTGAAGCCTTGCGTGGCGGTGACAGGATCTGAAGATACAGGCCCCACCCCTGCACCTCCCCTTCTTGCGTCCCTATCGGTAGCAAGCGTCCCAGAGGGCCGAGCGGATGGGATGGGAGCGGCTGCGCCAGCATTGGAGGCAACCGTCGGTGCTGCGGGTTGCGCGGCTGGCTGCACGGGCTGCATCGGCTGCGTGATGGTGATCTGTACGGTGCGGTCTGAGCCCTGCGAGATACGGCTGCCTGCCAGGATGCCCTCGTTTAGCGCACCGATGGTGTCGAGCAGCGTCTGCTTGGCCTCGGAGCGCCCGATGGTGTCGCGCACCACGCGGGAGAGCTGCGGCGTCACCTGCCCAGGTTCCAGTCGGTCGAGCTTCATCTGGTAGAACTGGTCGCGCGTCAGGGACGTGCAGTGCCACTTCGCGGCCAACTGCGACATGCCCTTGGTGGAACGTGTGCGCTGGTAGAGCGTCACCATTTCTACGAGATAGCTGTGGAAAGCGTTATAGTCAATCATCGCCGGTCCCCCTTATGCCTGATGGTTCTGCTGCTGGTCGGCATCCTGTCCGCAGTGGTGCTGCTGGTCGTCGTCATGTTCGTCATCGTGTTCCGGCTGGCTCTCGGCATCCTCAGAGGCGTAGAACTCGTCTTCGTCCTCGTCCTTGTCGAGTTCGGGAAGCACGGAGAACTTCACTTCGTGCATCTGCGGGTGCTTCTTCATAAACTCGGTGGCCATCACGCCTGCGTCCTTCGTAATCTCGGAGAACAGCTCGGGGTTGATCCATACCATTTCTTCCTTTGAGGTGATGTTCGAGACCTCAATCTTCTTGTTTCTGCTGCGAATAATGATTTTCATTGTCTGTCGTAAGTTTTAATTCGTTATGATTTTGCTATTCCTTATTATTTATATTGCGGGGCGGTCGAGATACGACCGCTTACTGGACGGCGGGGCTGGGGGTGAAGATGCTCCAGTCCTTTGAGACGGAGTGTGGCCACTGCGAGAGATATTCGCGGGCGGTCATGCCGTGGACGGGCTGTGGGTCTTTCTCCGACTGCCCGAGGAAATCGGCTACAGACTGTTTCCAATAGACCGTGGCGCGGCCAGCGGTCAGCTCCATCACATAGTCCACGAATTGACAACACTCGGCAAGGTCGTAGGGCGCAAAGGTCTTGCCGTCAAGCGTAAAGCCCTTGCGGCATACCTTCGTGTTCTTCGTCATCAGACCGATTTTGAAGTGTTCGCAGCCTGCGTCGAGGGCCTGCTGGATCATGCGGAAGCTGGAGTCGAAGTCGATGACCGGCTCGATGGAGGCCCAGGTGAACCATCCTTCACCGTTCAGATACTCGATAGCCTTGATGCGTGCAAGATTAGGTGATGCGTTAGGCTCCAGTTCGTCGTGACCAGTGAGTGTAAAGCCGATAGCAAGCCGTTTCTTATGGGTATTCTCTAAGTCCATTACAATGTCTGTCAGCCACCTGTCAACCTGAAGTGCTTGTTCCTTGTCAAGAAGGAAAGGATGGTCGTTTCTACAGAAGTAGGCGTTCTTCGTCAGCAGAGTCACGGGTATCTCACTATTCATAGCGGCATTCGCTATACGGAACGTCAGTCCGCACGTCTCCGGCAGACACGGGTCGCTGGTAAAGGTGAAGAACAGCCCGCCGTCGCGGATAATCTGCTCACGGTTCTCCAGTATCTCGACCATTGCCAAGTGATAGGCGTGGTCTTCACTGACGATGCCTTTCTTCAGTACGGCCTGCGGCTGTCCGAGGCAGCCGCCGGAGGGGCTTGACTTCAAATAGCAGTACAAGCAGCCGTGCGGACATCCGATGTATGGATTCACGCTCCAGCGGCCATATTCTTCGGCATTGCCTTTGGGTTTGGATAGTATCTTCATTCGTTTCGTTCGTTTTAGGGAGTGGTCAATGTACGACCGCTTACTGGACATTTGAGACTACATCAGGATGCCATTGTCTTTCAGGACTTGATGCACCACGTCGGGCTTGCATTGGGCTATCGAGGCGATGTTGGCTATTTGCCATCCTTCTTTGTGGAGCCGGAGGATTTGGCGTTGGAGGACTTTCTCGCAGTGGATGTGTGTAGATTTCTGCATAGTTGTATTGTTTTTGGTGGCACTAATCGTAGCCGGTTGTTGATAGTAATAACCATATTAAGATTCGTCGAATACGTCGAGGGATTTCTTGAACATCTGGCGCAGATGATGGGTGTCGTCGCCTGTGCCGCCGTTGGCACTGATGGTGCTGTTGATGATTTCGTTGAGAGCCAAGGCGAGCACCACCATGTCGCTTCGGAGCGGGAGATTGGCGGCGGCGAGGCGGTCAGTGATGGTGATGGCGAGGTCGTGGCCGAGTTGCTGTATGCGTAGAAGGGATTGTTCTTCTTGTTGTGTCATAGTTGTGAGGGGGCTGCGGAAATACCGCAGCACACTGGACGAGGGGGTTAGAGATTGATAAACTTGTTGTAGTCTTTTACGAAGGTGACGTCGTGTCCTTGATCTTCGAGACGACTCTTGACGAGGAACACGAGGCTGTCGAGCGAGAGGAACTGCGGGTCGTAGCCTACGGGAGTGACGGTGTAGCGCCGGATGGCTTTTCCGTTGCGCAGCTTGCAGGGGTACTCGAACTGGAGACGATAGCCCCGCATGATGTAACCGCCACGGCAGATGATGTCGAAACAACCCTGCCTGAGTGCCACCGATGTGGCCCCGATGAAGACGAAAGTCAGCACGTCGTCGCACAGCCCACGATAGTCTATTGAGAAGGCTATATTCAGGTGGCTGGCCCAGGTGTCGGAGGCGGACTTCTTGCGGGGCATGGCGGTTTTATTCCTGCGGGGAAACCGCAGGACACTCTTGCTGCGGGGAAACGGCAGGACACTCTTGCTGCGGGGAAACGGCAGGGTTGACTTCCTGCGGAAGAACCGCAGGACACAGTTGTTGCACGATGGCACGAATACCGATGCGCTCCCAGGGACGCCAGTCGTCGGCATCGAAGCGGCGGGCCACAGTAATGCGGTGCTCCATGCCGAGGATGGTCATCTGATTGACCAGTGCGGTCTTCAGTCCGGCGTTGGCAGTGAGGGCGGAGTAAAAACCCTCGCCCGTGTTGCGCAGGTTGTTCAGGGCGTAGCGGTCACAGAACTCCCGCTTGATGTCGTCGATGCCGCGCAGTTCCCATTCGTCAAAGCCCTTGACGAAAAGGCGGTTGTAGGCCGTTGCCTCGGTCAGCTCATAGCCGGCAAAGAGCGAGTAGAGTGCTCGTTTCTCGTCAGCCGTGAGGTCGGCAGGGGCGAGAATGCCCTTTGGATAGGTTATTTTAACAATACTTTCCTTTGTCATTTTAGCGATAATTATTAAATTTGTCTGCAAAATTAGCGATAAAATTAAAATAACGTATCAATTTAATCAGAAATATTTATTAAAATAACATTTATTAAACTTTCAAAATAATAACAGTATGGGCATATTGAAGTATAAGTACGGTTTTTTGCGGGAGTGGATGGCCGAGACTGGCAAGTCGATGAAGGACGTGAAGGAAGCCGTTGGCAACAGCAGTAACAACAACATTCACGACTGGCTTGGCGACGGGCCGGCACAGAGACGCCAACAGGAACGCGGCGAAGAAATAAGGCCGGTACCCATGAACGTGGAGAGCATCGTAAAAATCTGCAATGCGTTCAAGGTACCTTTGGAGGACTTTTTCGTGGAGGAAGGCAACTGGGAGCTGCTCGGCACAGTGCAGAAGCCTGCAAAAAGTGTTAATTTAATCACCGAGCAAGTACAGATGTTGAAGGAGCGGATTGCCGACAAAGACGAGGTAATCAGCAGCCTGCGCACGGCTGTCAATGCGCTGAAGTCAGAGAATGAGGCCCTTCGTCGTTCTCTTGTAATGGAAAAAAACGACGAATGGACGGGAGCAGGGTTCGCCAGGACGTGATGCAGGGTGTAGTTACTCCTTTGAGAAACATGGCGCACCGCCGCTGGCTGATAGTATGCAGCTCGGCGACGGTGTGCGTTGTCATTATATATAATATGGCTGAAGGGTGTTATGGGTCGTAGAGGAACACACGGCGCTGGCCGTACTCGTCGGGCAGGGTGATATACATATCGCACTCTATCTCGTCCTGCAAGGCCAACAGGTCGTCGAGTGTATTAAGAGCGGGCAGCGGGTTTGGCACGCGCTGCCAGGCATGGGTAGGGGTGGGTGTCAAAAGTAGGGACATCGGAGAATTTTTACTATTTACGGATTTGTAATTTGTGCAGCCACCAACGACGAGTAATCAATAACGCGACACCGAGAATTGTCCCGGCAATGAACCATTGCAGACTGTCCCACAGGCGGCGATACCACGGCTGAGTAGCGGCAGGAGTGGAAATGTGCTGCTCGTTGGTGCTGTCACGCTGCTCCCAGTGGGTCTGCAATCGGCTCTCGGCGGCCTGCAGGAGAGAATCGTAGGCGGCTAACTGCCGCTGATAGGCCGCCTGCATCTGCTGCTGCCATTGTTCGCGGTCGCGCTGCTCCTGGCGCGAGAGTGTGCGGTCGGTCGTGCGCTGTTCGGTGCGTAGCTGTCGGCCAAGGCTGTCGATGGAGGTGGTGATAGTCTCGGTGATGGTCTCTCGGCTGTCCTCGTTAGTGGTGCTGCGCTCGTATTCGCGCTGCATAAAGGAAGTAAAGAGACTGTCGAGCCGCTCGGAAATAGCCGTTAGGTGGGCGTCGGTCTGTGCTTGTTGGGCCAGCGTGTCGGCCTCGATGTGATGGGAATGGTGCTCGTAAATCTCCTTTTTTGTGACGCAGGAGCATAGGCTGATAGCCGCCAATACGATGAATAAGTTCTGTTTCATATTCGTTTCATTTTTTCTTCGACACAAAGGTAGGGAAACGGGGAATACTGATAGGTACTAAAAAACAGGTGCCGCAGAAATTTGCAGCACCTGTTATATATTGTCACCTAAACTCTATGTTGGTTGACCTTGCGGCTTCGGATTGTCAGCCTCCATCAACCTGTATTGCAACTTTACATCTTTGCCGAAATGCTTAGCGAGCGTGGGCGCAAGCACACTCTGCACCACCTCCGGTCGCTCTAAGAACTTATATACATCGCTACTTTGTACTTGTATAATCAGCGTATGGGTGGTTTCGTTGAACGACTCAAAGGCCAGCTGCCCGACAATGGCACGGCTATGGTCGTTGGTAGTCTGACGCAGCAGGTCGGCGTGGCACTGCTGCCATGCTTGCAGCCATCGTTCATCGGGAAACAGCGACAACTCGACGCGCTGCGGTCGCTGTTCCGCAGGCTTCTTCGTCTTGGCGACCCACGAGCGGAACAGCTGCATCAGGTAGGCAGCCACATCGTCGGGCTGAGCCGTCTCGATGATACGCCGGGCATCGTGATAAGCATAGTCCTGGAAAGCCACCAGCTCGTCGCCGTCGATGTCGGCAACAAGCGATTTCAGTGTCTCTCGGTCGAGGTCGGGACAGTAGGCTGTGAGATTCTTCACCAGTTGATTCTCCACGGCTTCACGGTGGAGTATCACGTCGCGGTTCTTGCCAAGGTTCGACATGCGTATGCGAAACTCGATGTAGTCGGGGTCGCCACGTCGCCGCGAACCGTTGTAGATAGGCACATAGTCGAAGATGATGTCCGTCTGGTTGAGCTGTGCCATGCGCAGAAGGTCCTCACGTGCCTTGTCGAGCACCTCCTTGCAGAAGCGTGAGAACTTGGGATATTTGTCGCGGGTCTCTTCGTAGGGATTGTTATTCTCGTCGAGCAAGTGGATATGTTCTATCACGCCTAAATATTCCTTCACCTCCTGCACTGTCTTCAGTACGCGGTATTCCGTGCGTCCAGGTTTGCGGCGCATTTCCTCAGTAAACGGCTTGCGCAGGAAGAGGTAGATGCGCGGCGTGGCCTGACGGCGCGAGTAGGCCGCTATGAGCTTCATGTGGTTCACGTAGCCCTCAGTCATGTCGAACACGAATTTGGCCACCTTTGGATTGATACTGAAGTCCATGTAGCCGCGTCGCTTATCGAAAGTGCCGACAACCATCTGCGTGGCCTTGTCGGTCTTCTGATAGCCGCCCTCTACGAAGGGGATGCTCACCTCGTCGAACACCGGCATCCACTTCTTCACCTTCTGCCCCGTCTCGTCCACGTCGTCGGCCATGATGTCGAGCGACATGATTTCGTGGCGTATCTGGTCGAGCCGCGAGTAGTGGTTGTCGTCGATGGTCAGTTCCGACATTTTTACACGTATCGTAGGCAGCGGCTCCGACGTAAATAGCGGCTTGGGTGTTTCCTTGTCCAGATAGCGCTTCTCGTCGAGAAACTGCTTCACGTAGGCTTGCAGACCGTCGCTCACCTTCAGCAGTATCTCTTGCTGCAGCAGCGAGAAGTTGGCTCCTAAGCGTGTGTAGGCAAATGGTGTGTTGATCCACCGTGAGTCCTGCAAATCGGCCTTCGGTACAGGCACGATGTCTGTCTTCTTTTCTCTTGCCATATTCCTTATTATTTATAGTCACCTTGGGAACATATCTCCCATTTTTTGTACCAACTTTGCGTTTCTACCATTTTTTGTACTTTCAACTCCCATTTTTTGTCCGTTCTATCTCCCTTTTTTTGTACCAAAACCTCCCATTTTTTGTACCTCGATACCTCGAAAGCCCTTTGTTTATCGGCATTCCCGCTTTCGCTAAAATAAAAATACTCCTTATAATCAGATAAAAAGAAAAGTCGGATTTATAATATTATATTTATTTTAAGCAGATGGAAAACCCTTTGTTTATCGGCGTTTCCAGCGATTGAGGGACAAAAATAGGGAGTTATTGGGACAATAAATGGGAGTTATTGGGACAACTTTTGGGAGATAGTTGGGACAAAATTTGGGAGATAGTGTCCCAACTCCGTGACTCCAGTGATTTCGCTGGTGGTTCATAAAGTGGTATGTTTCCGTAGCTATCATATCTGCTGATCCTGCTCTGTCCTCTCCACATACTCCTTGATAGCCAGCACCACGAGGTCTTTCATGTTCTGCCGCGTCTTGGCCTTGATGATGGCCAGGCGCGAGTGCAGGCTGATGGGGATTGGCACATTGATGTTCTGCGTCGGCTCGCCCTGGGCTATCATCGCCGTGGCGGGGATGGTCTGAGGGGTGTTTGCAAATTTTTCACTCTTCACTCTTTGCTCGGCTTTGCCGCTTTGCTCTGCAAAGAATTCTTCACTCTTTGCAGGCTCTCCCCCACCCTGCCCTATTTTCTGGTAGCCGTTTTTCACCTCCTGCTCCATGTCACTGATCAATGAACCCTGCATCGCATCGGCGTTCCAATTATTCTTCTTTGCCATAACGAAAAAATATTTTTATTAGTTTTATAAGTTAAATAGTAAAATAGTTTTAAGCGAACAGGTCTTTGGCCAGTCGCTCGTAGGCCATGCCGGCCCCGCTGTATGGTTGCCAGTCATAGATAGAGAGTTTCTTTGTCTGTGCCTCGTTCATCTTCGCCTCGTTGGGCACACCGCTGACGGGTGTCTTCTTGCTCTTGTTCCACTGATAGAGCAGCAGATGGTCGCCGAATTTCTCGCGCAGGTCATCCAGGATGCCACGTGCGATGTTGCTGCGCAGGTCGGTCTTTACGGGCAGTATGCCGGTCAGTTCCAGTTGCGGGTTCAGCTCCTGCTTTACGCGTCCCATCTCAACGAGAATAGGGCCAAGACCGCTCACCGACAGTCCCTCTAACGTGGTGGGGATAAGCAGGCCGTTGGCCACGGCCATTGCGTTATAGGTGGATTTCGAGAGTGCCGGAGGGCAGTCAATCAACACATAGTCGAACACCACGGGCACGATAGGCCCTGCTCCGTCATAGCGCATGCCGTCTATCAGGTCGGTGGTGGTCACTCCGTTGAAGAAGCACTTACGCAGCGCGAGCATCGGCTGCATCTGCCTTGTCAGGTCGGCATCCACGTCCTGCAACAACGGAGAGCCGGGACAGAGCCAGATGCCCTTGTCGCTGGTGATAGGCTGGTTCATGCCGTTCTTTTTTGTCGGCACTTGATAGACGGGTAGCCCTGTCTGCTCGCGCATGGCGTCGTACACCGTGCGTCCCCTACCCTGCTGCCAGCCCATCAGCCGTGACAGGTGCCACTGCGGGTCGAGGTCAATCACCAGTACCCGTGCATCCCTGTCCTGCCTTGTAATGGCCACGGCCAAGCTCTGCACGGTTGTCGTCTTTGAAGTCCCGCCCTTATGGTTCATAACGGCCAGGACGTCTTTCAGTCTTGTTTCCATGATTCTATACTACTTGTAATTAACAAAATGCTTTATAAAAACTACTTCTGCCCTACCCTATTGTGCAGGGGTTGCGGAAGGAGGACTCGAACCCCCGACCTCCTGGTTATGAGCCAGGTGAGCTACCAACTGCTCCACTCCGCGATGTCTCTTCTTTTGATGATGCTTTCTAAGCGGCCTGAATTGCGGCCTTCGTGACTTGTAATTGAACTTCGTCTGCAAAATTAGCGATAATTCTTAAATTCACCAAATATTTCGCTAAGAAACTTATCTATCTACCTACATTTTTATATATTTACATAGCTATATTGCTATATAACTAACTAAATAGTTACCAAACAATCTAACTACCTTTATATATAAATAACTATATAAATAAATAGTTTGCAAACTACTTAACAATATAAATACATATATAACAAGATAGCTAAATAACTACTTAAATAACTATTTTACGAAAATAAATAAACTTATGAAGATTATAAAAGTAATACATATTATAAAACTATTAAAGTTACGAAAATAATAAAACTATTTTTATAAGTTTTCTGTCTGGCTGCTCGGTGATTCCGCCGGAGCAGTGATTTCGCAGCCCTTGTATAGTGGGGAGTGGGGTAGGCCAGTGATTTCGCAGGGGTTTTATAACGGGGCTATGTCACCGCTTGTTTTTCTCCTCATAATTCCGAATCGTCTGTTCCCAGTCTGGCAGCCAGCCTTTCAGCGTGAGGGCATCGTCGTGGTTGGTGATGATGGCCACCACCCACCACTCGCAGCCGCGCTCTTCCTCCGGGTTGTCAATCACCAGCATGATATGTGATGTTGCATCCTCCTGATACGAGAAGCACACCTCGCCGCCACAGCCCACGGCACTCTTTATCAGTTCGCACTCCATCAGTTCCTCGCGGCTGTTCACCTCGTAGAACTTGTCCTCAAAGCCCTCGAAAAACGCAGGGCGGTATTTCTTGATTCTCATAGTTTCATCCGTTTTGCTCACACTTCTTGATGATCTCGTCAATATACTCACTTTTGTTCGGGTGGCGGGCCATGATGTCGGCGGCCTCCTGGGTGATGCGCACATTCAGCGGCACCTTATAGGGCGTTACCTTGCGCCCTGCGTTCTGACGCGCTCCGCCGCGCTGTTTCTTCTGGTCTTCCATAATCTCTTTTTGCCCTTCCGGGACTTGTGGTTTAATTCGTTGTTTTGATTTATCTACTGCAAAGATACGAAGAATTTTTGAAACTTGCAAGCGTTAATCAAATTATTTGCTTGCGACAATCAAACATTAACACCTTTTATGATTTGAAAGACGTTTGTGATAATCAAAGGCGGCAGCGTCCTCACGGATTGCTGCAGCCCTGCCATTGTGCCGCCTACATACCACAAATAGATTATGGTCGCTTGTCGTTGAAATCAGTTAAACAATCGGCGGCACTGGTTTCAATCGTTCATTTCTGTTCCCGTCCGTGAGTGGCGGTCTTAGTACATGTCGTCTTCCTCCTCGGCCAGCTCGGACTGTCGTTCTTCCTCTTCCTCCTCCAGAGCGAGGAAGTTCCACGCCTCGCGCAGTATCTCGTCCAGGTCTGCTTCCTCGCGCTCCGACGGGCTGAAGAAGTTCACTTCCACCAAGTCGCGCTTCCACTCGTCGAAGTCGGCCCAATAAGCCCGATCGTAGTCGCGCATCAGGATAAAGACCCTGGGGAAGTCCATGCGCAGCAGTCCGCACTGCCCCGCATGGTTCACTATATTGTCGCACAGCCACCAGTGGCGGCTCTTCTCTATCGCCTCTTGGCGCGTCTGTCGTCTTGTTGGCATAGTTGATAGAATTATAAATTATACTTCGATTTCAGTTCGTTTTCGTATCTCTTCCAGATAGCATCTTCCAGTTTTCCAAGGGTTGAGCACTTCTTGCCGTCCCATTTACCATCGTAGTGTGGCCAGCCTGCGGCTTCGGGCTCGTTTGTGTGAAAACTGATCTGCTCGCAGCCAGGCAGCTCATAGTACACAACATAGCGGGCAGCGGGAGCCGTTGATGCCTGTATGCCAAACACGACCGACATCTGCTTGCACTTGTCAGAAAGCTGACGCAGACACGCCTCCTTCTTGTCGTAAAAATGGTAGTCGGAGTGGTATTTCTTCAGAGTCTTCTTGGCATTCAGGTTTACGCTCTCGGCCTCCAGTGCCAGACGATACATCTGCGCCACTTCGTCGCCATTTTTGATGCAGGCATTGAGAAACAACTTTACCCTGCGCTGGCCGATGCCGTGACAGAATGTGTCCTTGCGTTGCTCGTAGTCCTCCACTCTGCGCTCGGTATCGCGGTATGCCTGTTCCTTGGCCGGGCTGCGGTAGCCCTGCACAAACCGTTCCCACTCACGCTCCTGGCGCATCAGCCGATTGTCTATTCTTGCCGCGTCATCATACTCTCCTGTTGGTTGGTAGGCGTCCACATAGACGGCGTTGATACTCTTTTTGTTGCCGTTCACCCAAAAACCGCGATAGAGTGTCACCCGTCGCATCCTGTTGTCGGTATAGATAGGAGCCAGTCCGTAGCGGTCGTGAATCAAGGCCACGGCTGCCTCGCCGACATGTATCTGTGAGTCAAAGCAGAACACGCGAGTCCAGTCCTCCGACATGATACCAAGGTTTTTGAAGATTTCACGCATGGCCGTGGCCACTTTCTGCTCATTGTCGTTCTGGTATTTGGCTATGTGTACTTGCGGGAATTTCAGCCACGCGCTTTCATAGTCGGCGGCGTACAGCATCATTTCGGCAATCTTCATCGCCTGTGCGTCGGTCAGCACCCCATTCATTTCCTCGCACTCTACGAATGGCTTTGGCTCCTTTGTGCGAATTTTCTCAGGAATAACAATCGGAACCAGTTCCTTCGGTGGCTCCAGTCCGTAGTCAACGGTAAGGATGTTCCAGGCATTATCAACGTCCGTATAGCCGTGTCTTAGTGCAGACTTGCGTCCGATGCGGAATGTCACCTCCGGCATACCAGCTGCGTCGGCCATACACTCGAACATCACAACCTTTACGCCGCCCTTCCAATAGAACTTCGCCTCCAGCCCGTGTCCGATTTGCAGCATGGCAATTCCTTGCGCCAAATCGTCCTTTGTTATTCTCGCCTTTGCCATATCTCAACCTCCTATATCTTTATTTAATTCTGAATACAATTTTTGTTTAATTTCCAGCTGTTATGCTCATCAAATCACACAAACGGCCAGCAGAAGCACAATATGCTTGAGTGATGAAATTCGTAGTTGAACTTCGTCACCTTACCATTGCTTGTGTTGATGGTGAGCCAATACTGATAGTTCCAACTCCCAAGTTCCTGACCGTTAGGGCGCATCCACTGCGTCTTTTCGTAGGCGTATAGCTGTTTTTTGCCAGTGGTGGCATTCTTCTTGATGAAAATGTAGTAGCGGTGCATGCGGCCCGAGTAGTCACGGCAGTCATAGTAGCTCCGCATGTCGTTGTCGCACATGAACGCTTTCTCGGCCTTGCTCAGCCCACGAAGATCATACTCGCTATATCTGATACTCTCAAAGGTACGAATCCTGTTTTGTGCCTTTAGGATGCGTCCTCGATTGCCAGGTTCTGCGTCACACTTCCAGATAGCATCAATCACTCTTGACTCAAAGTTCTTTAGTTTCAGAAAATTCTTTGCCATAATCTCTGTGCCCTTCCGGGTCTTGGGTTTTATTGTTTAACTGATTTCTGCTGCAAAGTTAAGCATTATTTTTGAAACTTGCAAGCGTCAATCAATTTATTTTGCTATTGATAGCCGAATATTAACACCTTTTATGATTTGAAAGCCGTTTGCGACAATCAAAGGAACTTTCTGCGGCAAACAAGGGCACAGCAGCCCCATCGCTGCCGCGCCCTGTGGTTGGTCAGAAGGTGTAGGTGATGGTACCGTCCCATTCGGTGTCGAGGATGATGCTGATGCCGCCGGACGATGGTGTGCCACCCTCGGTGCCTGTGCCTGTGTCGGAGAAGAGAGCACCCTGCCAGGTGGTGATCTTGTTGCGCGTCACGGGTATGTTGTCCATGACCACCTCGCCCACCTCGGAGCCTGATGCGTCGAGGGCGGTGACGGTGAGCTTCAGCACGTCCTGCTGCTCATGGGGCATGGTGTAGAGTTCATAGACTGTGACGGGCATGTCCTGGTCGTTGGTGGTGTAGCGGTACTCCGTCTGCTTCGAGTTCACGCAACCGTAGCCCGTGGCGGGGCTGAAAGTCGATGACCCGCCGGTGTAGTAGAACTTCAGACGGGTGATGTTGTGGGGCAGCGGATCGGTGAGCGTGAGGCGTAGCATGGCCACGCAGCGGGTCATCTCCAGCGTTTCCTCAATGGGGTCGGTGCCGACGGTGAGGGTGCCATAATAATAAAAGGTGTCGGTGAGTTTGTTGTTGGCGAAGGTCACTTTCTCCAGGCTGGTGATGGTGGCGTTGCCCTCGGCGGAGCTGTGCGCGATGGCCACTATCTTATAGGTTCCGGCCTGGAGGGTGAGGGCAGCAGTGCCGAAGCCCGCGTCCGTCTGCTTCTGGGTGATGGCCTTGGCCTTGGTGCCGTCGGCGGTGAAGATAGCTACGGAGAGGCGGGTGCAGACATCGGCGACGGCGGCGCGGGTGAAGCTGATCTGCTCGTAGGGGGAGAAATGGAGGGTGACGTTGGGATGGGCATCAGCGACAGAACCGCTGGCCGCTCTTTCCTCGTCGAAGATAGGCTTCTCGCAGGAGGCTGCGAGGAGAGCCAGGATGGAAATTAAAACAAGTTTTTTCATTGTTGTTTGAGTTCGCTTGCGCGAAGAAATTAAAAGAAAATTTTTAAGAAAATTGAAAGCCGCTTCGCGTCAGAAATTGATAATGCCTTTTTCTCTTAATTCTCTTTTAATTCCTTCGCATGGTTGTAATTATAATAACTTCACTTTTTCTATGATTCCGTCATGGTGACGTTCATACCATTCAGAGTAGAAACTTGATGCACCGAAATTCAGCAGCATTCCGTATGGCTGGTGCGTCAGGTGCATGTAGTTCCAAAGCTGTTTACGGTGCTCAAAACTGACGTGCGACATTGCTTTCAACTCGCATATCACATTGCCGTTCACAACGAGATCCATTCTGTACGTCTGGTCGAGCTGCACGTCATCCCAATAGATTGGCAGATGCACTTGCCGCTCTACCTTGATGCCCCGCAGTTCCAGCAGATATTTCAGAGCCGCTTCATACGCGCTTTCCAACAGTCCGGGTTTGAACTTGGCGTGAACGCGCATGGCTTCGCCCGTGATGTCGGCAAAGAACTGGTACTTTCTGTTATGTTCCTCTATCAAGTTCATATCACATTTCTGGCTCGCAGAGCCTTTTAATTTTCTTAAAAATTTTCTTTTAATTTCTTCGACGAGCGAAGCGAGTTGAACTCGATTACTCGCGTAGCGACTCACCACTCCCCGTTATACTCCTCGTCCCACGCGCCATCGAGGGCAAGCGTGAAGCCGCTGTCGATGTTGAAGAGGTTGCCCTTGTAGGCCGTCACGCGGTTGGCCTTGAAAGGCGCGTTGCGGATGACCGTCTGCCCCAGGATGTTGTCGTCGCCGTCGGTGGCCGTCACGGTGATGTCGGCCTGCCACTCGTCGGCGCTGGAGAGGCCGAAGAACGACACGCTCTGGTTCTTCTGTCCGGCGCAGGACGATGGCACACTGATGGGCACTGCCTGCTGCTGTGCGCCCGTGGGCGAGCCGTTGGTGTAGTCGATGGCGTAGAACCAATTCGAGGGTTCGAGCGAAATGGTGGCGATGTCGGTGGGCAGCGCGTCCTGAATGGTAATGGATAGCTTGGTGGTCACGCGGTGCAGGGTGACGGTCTGCGTGGCGGCGGTGTTTTCGTCAACGGTGAGCGTCACGGCTTGCCAGAAGGTGTCCGAGGGTGTGCCCCAGGTGATGGTGTGCTCGGTGGTGGAGAGCACCGGCTGCTTGCCACGAGAGGCCACGAAGTAGAGCGTGTGGCTGCCTTGTGGGAGAGAGAGCGATGGTGTGCCGAAGTCCGGGTCGGCGGTCTGCTGGTGCAGCTGCTGCTTCAGAGTTCCGTCCTGATAGTCGAGCAGCCAAAGGTCGGTCATATCCTTGCCGTCGGCGGAAAGAGAGGCGCGGGTTATCCCGCTGGGAGAACCAACGGGCACACTACCGCTGCGGGTAGTGGCGGCATCGGAATGGAAGTCGCCGTTGACGGTGAAGGTGATGCGGGTGCGGTCGGTGCCGTCGTAGGTGGTCATGTCCTCGTCGGTGAGGATGGTCTTCTCACAGGCTGTGAGCACCACTGCGATGCCCATCAGCAGAAATAGGTTTTTCTTCATAGTTGTAATGTTTTTAGTTTGTTAATAATGTCGCCCTTGCGGGCGTTGTTTTTTTGTTTTGGAGTCGCTAACGCGAAAAATTATATAAAAATTAAGAAGAAAAATTATATAAAAATTCTTGGCTTATTGCAGATAATGAAAAACTTTTCTTGGCTTTTCAGCAGCTTTGCAAGTATTTTTTTTATTTTAGGCTCGAAGAGCCCTTTAATTTTTGAACATAATTTTTATATAATTTTTCGCGTTAGCGACTCACTTCACCATTCCGCTCGTGGCCAGTCCTATCAGTCCCATCGGGATAAGCAGGCCAGTCTCGTAGATGACCACACAAGCCACGACCGATGCGACGGCAACGGCCAGCGGCTTCAGCCAGCGGCGGCCTGTCGGTTTGCTCCTTGCTGTCGCAGGCTGTGCCGATTCGTCGGTACGGTGGTCTATGTCGGGGCGCTGCCCGTCGGAAACACGACGGGGACGGCTGTGGTGCAGCTGGCGTTGTAATTCGCGCTCCGCTTGCAGTCGGGCGTTTTCCCGGCGCAGGGCTTCCAGCTCGGCCTGCATCTGGGCAAGGGGCGATGGGGTAGGGGCTTCTTCTTGCGGCTCTTGCGGTTCTTGCGACTCCTGCGGGAAAACCGCAGGGCACACTTCCGGCTGTTCCTGCTCGGCTGGCTCGGCTGGCTCGACGGCGGGGACAGCCACCTCGGTCTCAGGCTTTGCCGGCTGGTCTGCCTGCCGCTCCAGCAAGTGCATGTCCTTCGGGAAGAGGGCTATCCAACTCTCCTCAGTGCGAGTGATTTTGCAGGGCGGCACCACGGCGGGCAGCACGTCGTCCAGGCGCAAGCCACGGCGCCAGTAGTCGCCGGCCTTGTGCCACACCTCCATGAGAGCGGGATGTTTCTCGCCGCTCTTGTTTGGGTAGAGGGCGGCATTACCACGGGGGTTGCGCTCGCCGAGCGTAGCGTCCCATTGACGGCGCAGGGCCTCGCGGGTCTCGCGGAAGCCGACGGTCTCGCATGCCTGCCACTTCTGATAGACCTGCTCCAGATAGCCGTCCACGTCGAATGGATGCTGCAAGGCGTAGTCGCTCGTCATGCGATCCACGAAGAACACCTCGCCCGTCGTGGGCATCCGCTTCTCGATATTGGTGGTGAAATTGTATTGTGTCATTGTCTTGTATTTTTTTGAGTGCCCTACGGGCAAAAATTATATAAAAATTAGTTTCAAAAATTCTTGCTTAGGCAAGCGTCACCTTGACGGGATGCCGAGCGATTCAAAAATTCTTCTCGCTCTAAAATACGATGTCGAGGGCCTGCTGGCAGAAGTACACCGTCATGGGGTTGTACGTTGCTGCCACGATGCGCCATTGTGCGCGGTTGATGTTGCGGCGGTGGCGGGCCGATGTGTTACGGCGGATATGTGTCATTGTCTGAATCTCCTATAATTTTTGAACTTAATTTTTGAATTTAATTTTTGATTAATTTTTCGGCGAAGCCGACTCCCTAATAATATAAGAAGATGTAGATGGCGAAGCCGACGGCCCAGCCGCCTATCCAGAGGTTTGTCAGCGCGGGGTGGCGGTCGATGAACTGTGCCATGCGGCGGTATGCCTTCAGTTGCTTGCGGTAAATCACTGGAGCTGTCAGGTGGCGGAAGCGGATGCTGATGCCCTCCACTTCGTTGGCGAACTCGTTGCAGGTGCTCGTCGGCTGAATAGTCTCAACGTCCGAAGCATTGTAGATGATTGTTGTCTGTGCCATAATCTTTAATGTTTTATTGTTTCTGAGTGCAAAGTTACGGAAAATAAGTGAAATAAGCAAGAAAATAAACGAAAAGTTTAGGAAAATAAGCGCATTTAACGATTATTAGCAGAAAATAGGCTTAAAAGTTACAGAAAATAGGTAATTTTGCACCCAAACTTAGAACGAAACGAACAGAAACGATGGAAGTATTTATCAAGCGCGAGATGCAGCGTAAAGGCATCAACAACCGTCAGTTGGCCGCTGCCCTCGGTGTAGGCGACAGCTATGCCAGCGGCATCAGCCGGGGCGACAAGAATCTCTCCATGAACACGCTGCAGCAGGTGGCCGACGTGTTGCAGGTGCCTGTATGGCGGTTGCTCGCCCCTGAAGAAGTGGCCGATGCACCATCTACCCACTCGTCGGCCATTATCTGCCCGCAGTGCGGTCACGAAATCAAAATCAAGGTAGAGTAGTTCTTAAACACGAATGGCCACGAATGCCCCACGAATTATCCATATAATTTTTCAGGCGTAGAATAATTACATGAGAAATTATATGGGCAATTACTGGTAATTACATGTAAAAAAAGGCGGCAACAGTCCTTGTGGGATTGCTGCCGCCTGATGTCTTCTCCGCCCCCGGAGCTCACACCTCCACGAAGTCGATGCTCCTGCCGAGGGCGGTGGCTATCTGTGCCAGCGTGTCGAGCCCTACGCTGTATCGGCCTGTCTCGATGCGGGCGATATGCGCCTGGGCAATGCCGCACCGCTCGGCCAGCTGAGCCTGCGTCATGTTCTGCTCCTTGCGCAGAATGGTTATGCGGCGGCCTATGCGCTTGCGCTCCTCTATCTCGTCGAAGATACGGTTGGCTACCAGGTTGATCCACTCTCCGTTGTCGCTCACCAGGCAGTCAACAACGGTGTACTGCTTGCCGTCAACCTCCACTTCCGCGTTGCCTACGTCGAAGTTGAAGCGCAGTAGCGGAAAGTTATGGGTGAAGGGCAGGGTGATGTAGTACACGTCACCCTCCCGCTTGATTTTTGTGTAATTGTCAAGTAAAATCATTTTGTATTATAAATTAACTTAATCTAAAATTTTCAATAAGATAGTTCTGAAATTCGTCCTCGTCTTTACTTTCTTTCATCTTGTTGAATAACTCTTCGCTGTCTATTTCTTCCTCTACCTTATCCCAATCTATATCAATGGAATATTCATTGCAAACTTCTTCAAATTCAAAAAATTCAACTCGCGCATCAGCCCAAATCTCATAATGTGCTCTCATCCAAGAAATGGCGTCTCCATCTTCCGCATAGTTGAAAATACAAGAATCATCAAAAGGTTCGAATGTTAGATATGCGACGTTATCTTCATCTTCAAGTTCGTCAATAACCTGCCAGATACTCCCATCATCAGCAATAGCGTGCATGCCGTCGAAGAAGATGATAAATTCACGCGAACTGGCAGGATCTGAAAGACCGTAATGCCCGTCTCTCGTCTTGTAAGCTGTAATCGTTTTCATAATTTTTTTCGCCGCTGTTTCCCGTTGCCGCCGGTGTTCTAAGTTTGATGATTAGGACAAAGGGAGTTTATTCCTTTGCTTTTTTGAAATATATATCCTCATAGTCAAAAGGTTCGCTGCCATGATAGTGAATCATAACGGTCGCACCGAACCATTTCGCAATCTCTTCTGCTGTCAGATGACAAGTATTTTTGTCGTAAACGTCTTGCGCGAAAGGACTGTCAAACTCGATAAGATTACCATTATCGACAGCGATTTGTTTATATCCTTCGCTCTCAAGTCTGCTCCTCGCGTCGTCTATCCTTGAGCTGATTAGTTCGCTGTCAGTGCAATGCGGAAATTCCTCACGCTCTGCATTTATCACCTCGTCATCAAGGCAGATGCGTTTTTCAAAATCGCACTCTTCAGCATAGTCGGAAATGTCGTCTTGAATGCTCTCTATATATTCGTCAATGGCGTTGCTTTTTGCGTCGTTAAAAGCCCGCTCGAAGTCTGCCCGTGTGCCATCGTTCAGGACGAACTTATGACCGATGATGGTGTCGATGCCATCGCCTACTTTCACGTCCTCGTCGTTCCAAATTTCCATCCACTCCTGGAAATAGTCTTCCATCGTGCATGCTTCATACCAGTCATGGTAGTCGCTGTCATGCGGGTCAAGAGCCTTCATCGACTCATAGACCATTCTCTCCATATAGTCGCGGAGCTCTTGGAACTCTATCCCGTTAATGTTCTCGGTAATAATGTTTGCCATAATTCTGTGCCGCTGTTTTCCGTTGCCGCCGGTGTTCTAAGTTTGACTTTAAGTTTGATGTTGCAAAGGTAAGCATTATTTTTGAATATACCAAATAAATCATTAAGAAATATATCAAATATATCATTATTTAACATTTCAAGGGCAGAAAAGGG